AGTTAAGAATTTATCTTTACTCTTTTTAATCATACCACTAATTTGGTCTTTTTTAGACATTTTTGGTTTAGCATCAGTAGGAATATACTGACCGTCTTTGCTAATTGTTTTTTTTCTTGTCATATTTTATTTTCTTAAACTATGATAGTTGTTTTGGAAAAAATGTATAGTATCTTCCAACCCATCGTATAATTTGGTAAAAGTTAAATCAGGTATTATTTTTTTTAAATTAGAATTATTAGTTGTTTTTTTAAACTGACCATCTGGTTTAGTTTTGTCCCATATTATTTTATTTTTAAATTTCATTATATCACATATTGTGGTAACTAATTCTTCAATACTAACTTCTATTGAATTAGATAAAATAATTGGATTTGTTTCATTGTAATTTTCAATTAAATTCTCACATATTTTGGCAACATCTTTTGAATAAATAAATTCTCTTAATGGTTTACCTGAACCCCAAACAGTAACATCACTATTTGTTTTTATTGCGTTATAAACTTTATGAATTAAAGTTGGTACTACATGACCATTATTTAAATTATAATTGTCATTTGGTCCATAAATATTTGTTGGAATTACTGAAAAATATTTGGTATTATAACTTTTATTATATGATTCAATTTGTATATCAACCATTCGTTTAGCATAAGCGTATGCAAAATTACTATCATGAGGTGGTCCCAAATGTATTTTTTCTTCAGTTAAAGGATAATCAATTTTATCAGGAAAAATACATGTTGATAAAAAACAAATCATTTTTTTAATACCAAATTTATAAGATTCGTGTATTAAATTAGTGTTTATTAACGTATTTCTATAGTAGAATTCAGCCAAATTATTCATGTTGGCACCTAACCCACCTACATAACCTGCAGTATGTATGATAGATTCTGGTTTATATTTATTTAACATATCAATAATATCATTTTGATACATTAAATTAAATTCTGATGAATTTGTTTTGTTGTAGTTTAAAAATTCTGAACCAACAAGACCTTTACCACCAGTGACTAAAACATTATTGTAATTCATGATATTTTTTTCATTTATTTATATTACCATCGGAATAATAGACAAGCCAATGATTAATCATTTCATCTAACATTGTCTCAAATGTATAATCGTGAGACCATCCTGTAGTATTAACTAATTTAGATGAATCACCTTTTAAATCGTGTAATTCTTCAGGTCTTAGGAATTTTTCATCTTGAGTAACATATTGTTTATAGTCTAAACCTAAAGATGAAAATACGTAATCACAAAGTTCTCCGACTGAATGGGATATCCCTGTTGAACAAACAAAATCATCAGGATTTTCTAATTGTAGAATTTCCCACATCGCTTTAACATAATCTTTAGCGTGACCCCAATCTCTTGTAGCGTCAAGGTTACCCAATTTTAATTCATTAGATAGTCCTAATTTAATCTTAACCGCTTCTTTACATACTTTATTTGTTACAAAGTTAGTTCCTCTTCTTGGTGATTCATGGTTGAATAAAATACCATTGGAAATAAACATTCCGTAAGAGTTTCTATAGTTACGACAAATATTATAACTAAAAACTTTAGCACATCCGTATGGTGAAACAGGATTGAGAGGCGTTGTTTCTCTTTGATATCCGTCAGAATCTATTGAATTCCCAAACATTTCTGATGACGAAGCTTGATAAATTTTAGTGTTAGGTTTAATTAATTTAACTGCTTCAAGAAGATTTAAAGTACCTAAACCTGTAACATTTGCAGTGTAAATTGGTTGGTCAAATGAAATTCTAACGTGTGACTGAGCCGCTAAATTATAAATTTCATCGGGCATTACTTTTTGTATTACACTAATTAAAGATGATAAATCAGTCATATCCGCGTAGTGTAATATAACTTTACCATATACATTATCTAATCTTGCAGTTTGATTTTCAGATACTGAATTTCTTTTAAGAGTTCCGTGAACTTCATAACCTTTTTTCAGTAAAAATTCAGAAAGATATGAGCCATCTTGCCCATTAATACCTGTTATTATTGCTTTTTTCATATTTTTTAATTTTGTTTTTGTTTTTCTAATAAAAAAATCCCAATACCATTCCACCATGTTTTTCCAATTACATCACCTGGTAAAAATATTTTTTCATCTAAATTATCAGTTGTAAAAATTTGTTTTTCCCATAAAATATTTAAATTTAATTCTTTAATGGAATCTAATGTTCCATTTCTTGGGTCGGACCAATTCCAATCATCAACAATAAAAATAAAAATGTTATCCAAACATTCGTAAAAATATTTTAAAGCTTTATTTTGGTCCTCATATGAATGCCCAGCATCATATAAAAACATATTGAATTTACCAATAGATGGTACATCAATTGAATAACAATCTGAATTAATAAATTTAAAGTTATTTTCACCTTGATATTTAGATAAATTACTCATTAATCCATTTTCCGAATTATTATAACTTGATGATTCTGAAAAATTATCAACACCAACGACTATTGATTTATTTTTATACATCGCCGAACAAACTGAACTACCTTCACCAGTCCCAACTTCAAGGTATCTTGAATCAGTATATGAAAGTAAATTATTGTAAAAATGACGTGTTTTTTCACCTGTCATAGACGAATCACTAAACGACACATAGTCATCTATTTTTGATGATTTAGATTCGGCTAAATCTACACATTTTTCTAAATGTAATTTTAAATTTTCAATTAATTCTAAATTCATTATTTTTATTTTATAAATTGATTTCTATACACATCCCAAAACTTAGAAACATTATCTGGAAGATATTTTTTAAAATTTTCTAAATCTCTGATTAAATTAAGTGTATTTCTATAACCAATTTCTTCATCCATCATATTATTAACTAAATTATGAACATTTCTATCTTGGTACACAGTTGCCTTATTATATATTACAGAATTTGGAAAATAATATTGTAGTACATATGAACCCCATATATCATCCATCCTTCCTAAATAGGGAAATACAACATAATATGGTATTACTTCCCTAGCCAAAAATGTATTTTGAGAATTAAATGGGGCAATTTGCGTTGAACAAAATGGTGAAAAATCATTAAATTTAACAATTGGTTTTTGGCTAATTCTACATATAGCATCAATATCCGGGTCACCATCCCAAAAATCAGCTTGTACTAATATTTTACGAGTAATTTTACCTTTGTATTCATTGTTATTTTTAACATGTACATACTCAATAGGGAATCCTCTGTGCCATAATGATTTATGTTCAGTAACTGAAATTGGGTCAAACGCTTCAGACATTTTATTTTCATAACAATCCACTTCAATTTCCTTACCCACAAAAATTTCATCACCCCAGTTGTCGTATGGTATATTATCATCATCAGATGTTGCGAGAATATCCGCTCCATTATCGTATGCATATACAAATCCAATATTTCTTCTTTGACATTTATTCCATCCAATAGAATCACTTAATTCAGGGTAAAGTTCTTCTTGTGTTTCTGGTGACATATACATAAAATTTTTAAATTTATGTTCCAGTATTCTATATGAATCATGTGGTGTTTTTAAATCACCAATAAAAATTAATTGCCAATCTTTTTTATCTGCAATTTCTGCGTATTTAATAGTCGCAACTGATGGTTCACTGATTGATGTTAATATCAAATATTTTTTCATAATCTATTTTTAATGTCGTTATATACTTTTGTTATTCCTTCTTTTAATGTGGTATTTGCCCTCCAACCTAAAACTTCTTCTGCTTTTTGACAACTACACCATTGACCCCAAATAACAGTTTCTTTTGTTTTGTCATACTCAATTTTAATATTTTTTTCTGAAATATCTACAATTGTTTCAGCGATTTCTGAAATAGTTACTCTTTCTTCCTTACCTATATTTAATGGACCGACTAAATTAATATTATTCATTTTATTAATCATTAATTCAATACCGTCTAAAGTATCGTCAATGTAACAATATGAACGAGTCTCCAACCCTGTTCCCCATATTTTAAAATCTATGTTAGGATATTTTATTGCTCTATGTGAAAAAACAGGTATTACAGAACCTGTATCTAAATTAAAATCTTGATTAGGTCCATAAATTCCAATAAATCTAGCAATAGCGGCATTTAAAAAATTATATTCTTTAACCGCCGACAGTATATTTTGTTCCCCAATTAATTTTGCCCAACCATATGATAATTCAGGGTCAGCAGGATATGCTTGTTCTTCATAAATTAGTGGTGAGTTACTAATAGTTTGTAATGATTTTGGGTATATATGAGCACTTGATGCATAAAAGTATTTATTAATTTTATTATCAATAACTGCTTTTAATACATTACTATCAATTAAAATATTTGATGACATAATATCATATGGTTTATTTGTATAAGTCCCAATACCGCCAACTTTAGATGCTAAATGGATAACACAGTCTTGATTTTCAAATAAATCTTTAATTTCTGAATAATTACGTAAATCAACATTATGAAAAGTAATGTTTTTTGGTAAAAATTCTAACTTTCCTCTTTCCAAATTATCTATTACGGTAATTTTATAACCTTTATCCAACAATCTATTAACAAGATGTGAACCGATAAATCCTGCACCTCCAGTTATTAATACATTATTTATTTTTTTCATACCATTCTATTGTTTTTTTTAAACCATCAACTAATGATGTATTTGGTACGTACCCAAACGAGTTTTTAAATTTACTCATATCATAAAATCTTCTTGGCTGACCATTCGGTTTAGACGAATCCCATATAATATTTCCCTTATATCCGACAATTTCAGATATTGTTTCAACTAATTCTTTAATTGATGTTTCTTTACCTGTTCCTAAATTGAATGGACCACAATCATTAATATTAATTGAATCAATAATCGCATTTACTGTATCGTCAACGTATAGAAATTCTCTAGATGCAGAACCATCCCCCCAAACAGTAATTTCTTTTAAATTATTGTTTTTACCATCAATAAATTTTTTAATTAATGCTGGTACAACATGTGACGTTTCTAAATTAAAATTATCATTTGGTCCATATAAATTTGCAGGTAATAGTACAGTTGAATTAAACCCATATTGTTCTTTATATGTCCATGATTGTATAATTAAATTCTTTTTAGCCATAGAATATCCTATTGAATTTTCATCAGGTAAATCCTTCCAAAAATCTTCCTCAGTATAAGGAACTTGTAAAAACTTTGGGTAACCACAACCAGCTGCTAATGACACTAATTTATCAACATTATATAAATAAGAATAATGTGAAATTAATGTCCCCATCATTATATTGTCATAAAAAAAATCACCCGGTTTTTCTTTATTTGCTCCAATACCACCTACTTTACCAGCTAAGTGAATTACAATATTAGGTTTGTAAAATTCAAAAAGATTAACAACATCTGTTTCTTTTCTTAAATCAAATTCAGATTTATTTGGGGCGTAATACTCAACACCTCTTTTATCAAGTTCATGTAATAAATTTTTACCAACAAATCCATGACCGCCAGTTACTAATACTTTTTTATTTTTTAAGTCCATAATTTATAAATTTGTAAAATTTTTATTTGAAAATTTTTTAATAAGTTTATAACTCTTAATTAGTTCTTGAATACCATCATCAAGAGTATATTGAGGTTTCCATCCCATTGATTCTAATTTTTCATTAGACACCATATAATTTCTTTGGTCAAAATCTTTTTTAAATTCATTTTGAACAATAACTAAATCAGGGACATATTCTTTTATTTTTTGACACAATTCTAATTTTGTTAAATTTGCGGATGAAAGTCCAACATTAAATGCGTTATTATTACATTTTTCATAATTTTCAATCATAAATAAAAATGTATTAGCAATATCTCTAATGTGGATATAGTTCCTAATAAAATGAGATTCAAATAAAACTAAATACCCATCATTAATTGATTTATACACAAAATCATTAACTAATAAATCAGTTCTCATTCGATATGACGACCCAAAAACTGTGGCCAATCTTAAAGCAATTCCATTACCTGAATCTAAAACTGATTTTTCAGCGTCACATTTTGTTTCAGCATATAAAGAAAGTGGATTAAAAGGACTATCTTCAGTTATAATTTCAGTAGAAGAACCATATTGGCTATTTGTATTTGGGATTAATATCATTTGATTATTAGTAATCCATTTAGTTATATTTCTAACTTGTTCATAATTTATTTGAATTGTTAAATCAGGGTTTTCTTTACATGCTGGCATCCCAACAATTGCCGCCAACGGAATTATTACATCATGAGAAGTTACTAATTCTTTAAGTAAATTTTCATTTCTAACGTCACCAAATATAAAATTAAAATTTTTGTTATGACAAAATGTAATTAACGACGTTTGTTTATAAATTAAATTATCTATGACTGTTACATAATACCCTTTATTTAAAAGTAGTTCAGTTAATATTGAGCCAATATAACCAGCCCCTCCTGTTATTAAAATTTTTTTCATAATTAATTTACAGTGTTTGTTCCTCTTTTTTGAATAACTTTAGTTGAACATTCATTTGCAAATTGAATTGATTCAGTTAAGTCATGTTTATTAATAAATTTAGATACTAATGCGGCAATAAATGTGTCACCAGCCCCACAGACATCTTTAACATCTACTTTTGGTACTTTATATTGTATTCCGTTGTAAATACACCCGTCAGAACCTAAAGTAGTTATTATTTTTTCTTTTAATTCATCGTCAATTATTGACGATGATAGTTGATATTCAAATTGATTTATTTTTATTAAAAATGAATTTTTTGCCCAATCTCCTAATATTTTTTTTGTGTCTAAAAAAACATATTTGTGTTTTTTTGAAATATCTTCAATAGATTCTTTAGATAAAAATCCTTTATCATAATCAGAAATTATAATAGCATCATAATTTAAAAAATTAATTGATGAATAATCAATTATTCCATAACAGTCATCACAAGTATCTACTCTTATAAACATTTGATTTGTTTTATCATCAATAAATCTTCTTTTTTGAATTGATTTCCAGTTGTCATTTGTGATAATATCACAATCAACACCTAATGACTTAACATTTAAATAAACATTCATTGCCATACCTCCGACCTCATTTGTTGATTTTGGTGAAAACACTGGTACTGGTGCTTCAGGTGCTAATCGATTAACAACACCATAACAATAAACATCATTACACGACTCCCCAATAACTAGTATTTTCATATTACCAACTAATTTCCCAATCTTTAAAATCTGAAGCTAAGCAATCAATTTTGTAATCTTTCCTACCTCCAACACACTCTTGGATTTTGTTTTTTGCGGTATTTCTAATACCATTTAAACCATGTGTTAGTTCTAAATTATTACCATCTTTAATACCTTTTCGATAATTTGATTCATTGTGCCATATATGTAAATTCATTTGAGACAAAACAACTATTGACCTAATGTCTTTTGCCGATAATATAACATTATCATTATCTAAAATTAATTGTATATCGTGTAATATATCACTAATTTCTTTTGAATATTCTTCTTTATGTTCATTTATGAAAACTTCTTTTAATTGAATAATTGACAATCTGTCTATTAATTCACTTAGTGTTGGTAGGTATATTCTATTCATTTTTTTTCTATATAATCTTTATAAAAATTTTTAATATTGTACAAAGTTTCAACTTTATTATATGCGTTATTAATTATTTTTTGATATTTTTCATTTTCATAATTTTCCAAAATATCTCTTACAATATCGTCAAAATTGTAATCGTCAAAATAAATAAAGTCAACATCTGGTACAAAGAAGTCTTCAATTATGTTAAAATCGTCTTTTTTACATAAAATTAATGCTCCACATCTTGCGGCTTCAATAACTCTTGATTTATGTTGAGTTATGTATGGGAATCCTAGTCCGTTTTTAATGTTTAAAAAACTATCACCGGCATTTAAATCCCATCCATTTAAGTCAACTCTAATTACATTATGAACAATTGCAATTTTTGATTTTGAAATTAGGTCTAATTTTTCATTAAACGTCACATTAAAAATGTTTGTATATTTTTCATGGAATTTATTAACAACCAAATATTTGTATTTTAATATTTTATCGGTCAATAAGTAGTTACTTCCTCCTCCAACATAGATTAAATCGTATATCTTATCATTATTTCTAGTCCATGATGTTGGAGATGGGTAATATGTATAATGGTATAATTCTTTACCTAACGCATCATTTCTTAATTTAACAGTATAAGGACATATTGTAAAAATTTTGTCATATTTTTTTTCAAAAATATTAACATGTTGTTCCCTAACATTTGGTATGATAAACCCATTAGGTAACTCAAAATCTAAAGAGTAATATAACTTACCATCTTCTTTATTAAAATCTCTTCCATCAATATGAAGTTCTATATTATCAGTATCTTTTGTATCAATGCTTTCAAAATTTAAAAAAAGTACTGGGTCTTCTGGAAAAATAATTGGATTTTTTACTATCATTTATCTATGTATTTGTAGTTATTTTCATTGTAATTAAATAATAAACTAAATGTTGACACATTACTATTACATATTATTTTATAATCAGTTAATGATAAACAATACGAATCAATTAATACTTGTTCGGCTAATTTAATTTTGTCAAAATTATAATCATTATGGAAATGAATTGCTTGAGTGCCTAAACTTCTAAAACATTCATTATAAGTTAATTTATCCTGAAATTTGTCAATAAATTTGTTAAGAGTTAATTGGCTATCTGTTATTAAAAAAATTTTATCAAATCCGTTATCAACGTAAAATTTTTCAACCATTCCAATTAGAATATCATCATTTACTATTGTGGTGATATCTCCATGGTCAGTTTTTCTTTGTTGTACCCCTAAAACTTTTAAGTTGGTATCAAATGGAATTAACACTTTCTGAAAAAAAGGGCTATCTAATAACTTAATTTGTTTAATTGCGTCACTACCCCTTTTAAGTTGTTCGTGAGTATTATTTAAATCAAAATAAATACCATATGGACATGTACTATTATTTAGTGAATAATGATATTCATTAAAATTTTGGTTACTATTAAAAAAGTAATCAAATAAATTAAAATTACTTGATTGATATAGATTATTAACCCAATCTATATTGTATGTCGATATATTGTTATCTTGTAAATAAATTACTGATGGTAAAATTCCGTGAAGCAAATCAGAAAAAAACCCTCTATTAGTATTATGTGAAATAATTTTATAATTTTGGTTCATAATGTTATAATATTCTATTCACAATATCACATATAAAAATAATATCCTCGTCACTTAATTCTGCATGATTTGGTAAATAAAGTCCAAAATTATGAACCTTTGTTGCGTTTGGTAATAAAGACTTACCATATTTTTCATACCAGAATGGTTGTTCCGTCATTGAGCCACAAATCAGTGGTCGGCATTCTATATCATTTTTTTGTAATTCAAGAACTAATGAATCAATTTTATCTGTGATTATAGGATATGCAAAATTTGACACATAAGAATCATTAGGTGGAGTTATTTTCCAAATACTATCTTTAATTAATTTATTATATAGGTCAAAATTATCTTTTCTTTTTGAAACTATTTTATTAATTGAATCCATTTGATTTATACCAATAAATGCCTGTAAATCAGTACTTCTTAAATTAAAACCTGGATAATAAAACGTATATAATGCTCTAAAATCTCCAACGTCATATTTTTTTCTAATATCTTGTTTTTTTGATTCAGGTAAATCTCTGTCCCATCCATGACTTCTAATTGACAATAAAATATGATAAAAATCTTCATCGTCAGTACAAACCATTCCACCTTCAATAGTTGAAATGTGGTGACCGAAATAAAAAGAAAACGATGACATCAGACCTAACGTACCTAATTTTTTACCTTTATATTCAGAACCAACAGATTCGCAAGTATCCTCAAGAAGTAGGATGTCATTTTCATTACAAATTTGGATTATTTCATCCATATGATTAGGTATCCCTAAAACATGTACTAATATAATACTTGATGGATTATGCTCTGAAATTAATTTTTTTAAATGATTAATATCTAAACCTAAATTATTTTCATCACAATCACACATAATTGGTTCAAATCCCAATTGCATTGCTGGAGATACTGTTGTAACCCATGAAACTGAAGGTACAATTATTTTATTATTTTTTAATTTACCTGATAATAATAACGAGTAAAACATTGCTAAATTTGCAGATGAACCTGAGTTAAGATAAACTGAGTATTTAACCCCAAGCCATGAAGACCAACTTTTTTCAAATTCATCAGTTAAATTTCCTTTAGTTAATTTTGGGTTAGTCTTTAGCCACTCAATTAAATTATTAATGTGTGATTCGTTAATGGTGTCTTTAACTAATGTTATTTTTTTTTGTGTCATAATATGTTAAATTTAGTAATTCTTCATAATTTGAATATTTTATCTTAGAAAAATAATCTCTTCTACTATTCGATAATGAGTTTGATTCGTCAAATGAAATATAGTCAATATAATTAAGATTGGAAATAGAGTACAAATCTTTTATGAATTCTCCAACATTGATTAGCTCCCCACTACCAATCAATAAATCTTCATTTGTTAATATCGAATGTTTAACAATGACTGATGGATGTATTAAATCTCTATAAAAATTAACATTACCTACCGATATTTTTTGTTTATTAATTAATGAATCAAAAATTTTACCAAATAAAAACCCACTATTTCTATAAGGGGAATTAAAATTAAACGGGTAAATTATAACTACATTATTATATTTTTCACGATATTCATTTATGTAATCTGATAAAATTTCTTTTGATTTTATGTAAGGAGAATAACCATAATTATATTTCATATCAATAGAAACTTCCCCATCGTAGTTGTTCCACAATTCAGATGTTGAATATATCACTACTTGGTTACAAGAATCCTTTATTGAATCAATAACTGATAATGTGTAAGTCACATTCACATCAACATAAAAATTTTCAGTTTCATTTAAAAATGTTTTTTGTTCTGCAAATAATATGAAAATTTTGTCATATTTTTTTTTATTAATTTCATCGTAATTTATATTACGAGATGAAATCCTATCAAAATCTTTTGGAAAATAAAAACTTAATTGAGAGGTATCTCCGATTATTAAATTCATACAATAATTAAAATCCTTTGTATTGTTTAACTGAATCTTCAATTAATGATTTTCCATTAATTATTGAATTCTCAACCATACGATTAATTGCCTGTACGTATTTAGGCCTTTTAATTTTAAAACAGATATCAATTTTCTTTTTTAGTTCTGCAATTTCAGAGTCACTTTTTGCGACGCTAATTGAATCCTCCAAATACCACATTCGACAATGGAGTATTGATAATTTCTCAATCACTTCACCTAAATTATCGGTTTCAATAATATCATCTGGTAACTCAACATTTTTATTTTTATTTAAAATTTCTAAAATTTTAGATTCAATTATTTTTTCTATATTTTCGCCAATCATACTAATTAATTTATTATACAATTTTTTATTGTTTCTTTAATAATTGTCATGTCAAAATTATTTGACCATAAAAATTTTGCTTTTATATCTGAGTAGAATCTACCTTCGTTAGGATTATAACTAAATGCAATAAAAGTTTTATTAGTATCTAACAAATTTTGTTTTATTTGTGCAAAACAATAAGGACCTGATGCTCTACCAATGATAACATCGCAAAATGTTGAGATTTGGCTAATATATAGTAAATCGGGTAAAATTTGAGTAATTGAATCTACATTTATCATGTTTGAGTTTACACAAGGAACTGATTTTGTACAAATAAATAACACATCTGGATACTCATAAGATAATTCAGTTATTACTGGGTAAAAATCAAAATTATAAGATTGACTTGAATGAACATCTCCATTAGAAATTAAAATAATTTTTTTGTATTTTTCTTTAAGTTCAACCATTTGGGAATTAATGGTTTCATATTTTGGTAAATTACTAAAATTAACACTTGGTAAATATTCTTCGATATGGTTAACAGAAATGTCTAAAGATTGACAAATATCTTTAGTTAATTCCATGTGATTTTCAAAAGAACACCCGGCATTAATTCGATTAGTATAGGTCATACCACCTTGACCTAACCAAGTATTAACTGCGTTATATTTTAAACTATCAGAAAAATGGTCGTGTGTTTGAAATTCTAAAGGTATACCTTGAATCTCTTCAACATCTTCCATATCTTGGAATAAAGGCGGATTTAAATTATGATAAAATTTAACATGAAATTTAGTTTTTAATAACTCAGTTACCATTCTTGAAAACAACATGTCTCCATTATGGAAGTGGTTGTATAAATTAATAGTTGGTTTTGACATTTTTTATTTAAAGATATTTTTTAATATAATTTATATAAATAAAATTTTCAGGACATATGTAAGATTTAACCCTTTCAAAATTATCATTTATTGCATTAATTTTAGATACATAAAGTTCTTTAGTCAAGTCATTTAATGATATATCGTCTAAAAATAATATACCATCAGGATTAAAATGATTTAATATATTTTTAGTTCCTTTATACACTGGTATGGTACCAGTCGCAAAACAATCTAATATTTTTTCAGTAAAATATGTATCTCTAGTATCGTTTTCAACGCAAATTGAAAACATATAATCGTTAAGTGCGTCTTCTTTATTTTCTATCGGAAAAAAACCTCGTCCAAAAACATCAATAGTATTTCTAACTGACTCTGCGTAATTACATCTAAAAATTTGTTGAGGGGTCATTTGTTTATTTGATGTAATCATTGATATTAATTTTGTTTTTTCATGTACCGATGGTGATTTTATCCATGACCCCATAGCTGGGACCCATTTAAATTTACTATGTAGACTTAAAAGTGATTCATTATAAGTAAAAATTAATTCATATGTGTCAAGTATTGCGTCTAAATGATTTTGTACTAGTTCAAAAGAATTATTATTAAAATAATGTGATTCTAATAACCATAAAAATTTAATTTTACCATCATTTTTTTCATTAATACCTTTAAACATATCAAAATCAATATAAAATGATATATCATTTTTTTTACTGAAAAAATCCCATTCAAAATAGTCACATTTTTGGTTTACGGTTGATGATATATCATGCGAAAATTGTGGAGATAACATATTAATTTTCTTCATACACTAATTTATTATTTTTATATATTACATTTATTTTATTCCAATCTGCTTCATATATGTCATTATAATTTTGTTCACCCATTGGTCCAAACCAAACACTCGGTACAAAAACTTTTTTATCAGTATTTTTGTTTAAAAAACTACCCCACCATGAAAAAGATGAATTAGACATAATATTATGATTACACATACTAATTAACCATAAATCTTCATAATCATCAAGCTCATTAACAATAGTCATATTTGTATAATTCAAATTATCTTTAACCCATTCAATATCATCTGAAAAAACAAACAGATGACTATAATTTCCAATTAATTTAATACAATGGTCAATATATGTTTTATCAATAACTGGTAATATATTTCCGATATTTAAATAATCTCCTCTTCTGACATGTATAGAAACTGTATTTTTATTATTAATTTCAGGATATTTTTCTTTTAATTTAGACACTTCATTATCATTAGGTTGGAATAATTCTGAAATTATATCATTAAATCCTAAAAAATTTTTACTACTTTGAAAGTACCCAAAAAATTGTATTGGATTGTCCCATTTTAAATTTAAATTAACATATTGCCAAGGTGATTCAACTACAGTATAACCATTTAATTCATCTACAAATTTAATCTTTTTAAAAATATTATTTAGATATTTTGTCGGTTGGTGGGCTTGCATTGGAGTGTAGGCAGTTGGCACGAATAAAGATGGTACACTATTTTTTAAACCTTGTGATATTGCGTGAGATATTTGAAACATTTGATTTCCTAACCCACCCATTAAATGGGCGGTTGAAAATACCTTTGGTATTGTATTCATAATGGTTTATAAGGTTTTTTATTTCTAATAGTTTGAGCGTTCATTAATTGAAAATTTACACCACCACCCGCACTTCCTGGTTTATGTTCATTAAGTGGACTTTCAGCGTTATAAACTAATAATAATTTTGGTATAAATTCATAATGATTATTTCCCGCCATTTCTACCATAGGTAAACTATATGCAACGTCAGGTGCTGATTTAAAATATTCTTGATTTTCATCTAAAAAAGACTCTTCATCAATACTTCTCCATAAATGAGCTTTCCAAGTTCTTAAATGTGAAAAAGTAAAAACATCTTGTCTAACTGTTTTATAATTAACTTTAGATGAAAATCCAAACTGACCATTAGAATATACAAAACTTCCATTAGTTAACCATAATTTTTTATTATTTGTATATTTTTCATTAATTGTCATTAATACTGAGTCATCAAAAAACCAATCGTCACCATCCAATTCAACAATAATATCTTCATCATTAATTAATGATTCATCCATTATTAATTCATCCATATTTTTAAGTTTGAATTTTTTTTCAGAATTTTTAATTAATGTAAATCTATTATCATCTTTAATTAAATCTGTTATAATTTGAACGGTATTATCTGTTGACATATCATCAATTAAAAAAACCTTAAAATTTTTATGGGTTTGGTTTTTAATTGAGTTAATACAATTTTTAACATATTCACCAGGATTCCAAAAACAACTAATTATTGTTACCATATTTTAACTGTTTAATACGTCAAGTATTTTATTTTTTATTTCTTTAGATACATTTGACGATTTAAATTTATCTATATCTTTAGGGACATTAAATAATTCTTTACTAATTATGTTACCCATATTATCCACATTATATATCCATCCTGGTTTACCACACATCCACCCTTCAATAGTGGTTCTACCTAAAAGTATTCCTGCTGTTTCAGAACATTTGTGAATATACTTGTCCACATCTAAAGTAGGACCATGAAATTTTACATGTGGATTTTTAGTAATATCTGAAAGAAAATTTGATTTATTTTCACCAACTAACCATAATTCTTTATTGTTTTCTTTAGTATACTGAACTAAATTTCGTATAGTTTTTTCACGTAGGTAATCTATTGACCCAACAAATAAAACATAATTTTCAGAATTTAAATTTTTATTAAAAAATTTAGTTTCATCTATAGGATTATAGATGACATCAATCATACTTTCAGGTATGTTAAAATTAGATATAATGTGTTCTTTAATTTCAGGTCTAATTGCTATGTATTTTTTAATTGATTGATGAATAACCGGGTTTTCTAATTCAATTACCTCAGAATGTATTGTGGATATTTTACTGACATTTGGATATAACATATTCATTAAATCAACAATAGGTTTATGTTGGCAGTGAATGATATCAAAATGTGTATCTGATATTTTATAATAATTGTTTGGTATTGATGGTTTTGGACCTTCAGGTGTCATCAAAATCCATTTACCATCACCTAATTTATAACCAGGGGTTTCTTTAATATTTTTAACTTTAATACCTAATTTAGTAGCCATTAACACTAATGGTCCATTAGTTTCAGATGCAACGATTGTTACATCACAGTTTTGTTTTATCAAATTTTTAGCAAGTTCAAAGACATACATTTCAGAACCTGTAAATTTTTGAAAAAATAAACATGATATTAACACGTTTAATTTACTATCTTCGGTAAATTTTACTTTTTTAGGTAAAAATTCCGAATATTTTTCAGCAAACAAATTTCGATTTTCTTCCCACTTTTCATTTGTCATTCCGATAGATTTATGTGTTAATCGGATATTAGTTAAAACACCAATTTTAACATTTTCTAAGAAATTTTTAAAACAAAAATTAACATCATACATGTGAAATCCACTAACCGTATCATCAAAATTTGATTTAATCTTTTGTTTGTTAATTGAAATAAATACACCATCAACAACAACAACTTCTTTAATATCATTTGACAATGAATCTGAATATTTTGATTCCCATTTTTTACCTTCAGATTCGTGATTTACTATCCCATACATCTTTGACCTATCTTCCCACCACATTCCACTTTTTGGCATTTCTGTTGTACCCGCCATACCTAAAATTCCGTAATCAGAATTTCTATCAAATTGTTTTACTAATTTTGACGCCCAATTATTAGTATCAAAATAGATATCGTCATGACATAATACCACAATATCAAAATTAGACTCAGATATAATTTCGTTATAAACTTGTGAAAGATTTTTTTCACCATTGTTTACCTTTTCAATAATTTGAACTTTGGGGTGACCCGAAGATTTTTTTAAATACTCTTGAAATTCAGGATTAGAATTTCGTGTACTATATCCTATTGTTATCATATTCCTGTACTTCCAAAACCGTTATTACCTCTATCTTTTGTTTCGATATTGTCTACTTTATTAAAGTTAACCCATCGTCCTGTAACACATCTTGCAACAACTGCTTGAGCTACTTTCATCCCCTTTTCAATTTTAAACTCCGATTGATTTGTATTAAAAATAATAACTTTAATTTCACCAGTATAACCTTCATCGACTGTACCAGGTGAATTTAAAACCATTAAACCTTGATTGATAGCCAAACCACTTTTTGACCTAACTTGAACTTCAAAATCTTGAGGTAAATCAAAATAGATACCTGTTGGAACTAATACTCTACCAAACGCAGGTATTATTATTTCTTCAGTTGAGTATAAATCAAATCCGCTATCAGATTCATAATTATATAATAAATCCTTACCTGATGAGGAAACATAAGTAATGGTTATTTTACCATCTAAATTTTCATCAAATGTTTTATCAAGTTCGTTAAAATCAATTTCATTTTCAAAATTGTAATCTTCGTCAAGTTCTGAAAATTTATTTTCATCTAAAAATTTTTTTATCTCGTCTAATTCTTTTTTAAAATCAAATTCTTCACTCATAAGTTTGTTAATTTTATTAAAACTTTTATTAATACTTCAACATCTTTTTCGCAATAATCTTGTATTTCTTGGTATTTGTTTTCATTCCAAAATGCGTTATGAACTTTATTACCTGTCACTTCCATATTTTTAGATGTTTCAATACCAAGTGATACACACATTAATTCTAATGAACTTATCGCCCCAAATTGTCCGTATTGCCAAATTTCTTTTGTATCAATTGCTTTAATTTCCCAGGGCTTAGTATCGTAAGACGGTAAAATAGATGATGGTAAAATACCATTAACTAACATTCTTTTTGCTAATACGGGAATATCAAAGTTTTTAAGATTATGCCCACAAAGAATAAAACCTAACTTGTCTACACGATTTAATAGTGTATTAGCGTCTTTAAGTAATACTTTTTCATCTGAGTTAAAAAAACTTTGTTTTTTAATATCACCTTTTGGGTCAACAAATCCTACCGAAACACAAACAATTTTTGAAAATTCGGGAACTAATGCTGCACGATTAACAAAAATTTGGTCTATATTTAATTCACTGTCTTCAGGAAATCTTTTTTTAAACCAATCTAAATAATTAATAAATTGGAAATGAAGTTCAGGATAATCCTTTTTAAAATTTTCATAGTTACTTGAAACCCCTACAGTTTCAATGTCAATAAATAAAATTTTGTGTAATGGATGTTTTATCATACGATTGATTTATAAAATTCTGCTCTTGTTTTTGTTACTACATCTAAACTATATCTTTGTGAAACATATTCATATAATCTTTCACCCATATCAATTCTCATATTTGGATTCTGAACTAATTTCTTAACATATTTTGCCCAATCACTATGGTTTCTTACATCATCAACTAAAAGAGCGTTTCCATCTGTAAACTCACCATTCTTTAATGAATGTTTTAAGTCAATAGTATAAGGCCCGTAGTTAGTGGCGATTAACGCTTTTTTATAAAAACCAGCTTCAATTACTTTAAGTTGTGATTTTACTTTATTAAACATATGTTGTTTAATCGGCGCTAAAGATATATCAAACTTAGAATAATTACGAGCGTAAGATGTTACAGGTTTTGTCCAAACTCTTCTATATGGTTGGTTTTGTTCATTTTCATAAGGTGTTTGAACAAATAACTCCAAATGTTTTTTATATTCAGGTGTAACAATTGAATAATTGTTTGTAAAAATCTTTTCGTAATCATACCATACGGTTTCGTGTGGTTTAATTGGTCGTCTGGTTTGTTCACCAGTTTGTTGATTAATTTCTGTCATCATACCACGAGTATCAAAACCACAAACAACAAATTGTAAATTTTTCTGAATATCAGAAAGTTTAGATACCATACCATCAAGTAACATCAAATCATGTAAATGTGATGAACCACCTAACCAACCAACTCTTACCAAGTCAGATTCTTCAGTAGGTTCATTGAATTGAGCTTCTTTATGGTCAATTGCATTTGGGAAAATTACAACATTTTTATTATGTTTTCTTATTTCATCCGCAAATAACTCAGTTGTAGTTGTCACATATTTTGCAACTTTTAAATTCGCAACAATTTTTTCGTGTATTTTTTCTTGAACAATTAATTGGTGAAGCGGATGTTCTTTACCTGGTAACCAATAATCATCTAAATCACATACTGTGATAATACCTAAAGAGTTTAAAATTGGAACTATTTGCACTGACCTATCCATATCTTGACCAAGAGAACGATGGTAATGTATGATTTGGTAGTCTTTAAAATAATTTAAATTATTTAAATCGGGATTAAATTCAATATCTACATGAAAATCTTCTCCGTATAGAGTTTGTAAATGTGTATGTGGGGTTATTGACCTAAATCTGCCGACACCAGTAGTATCAGACGGAACTACTAAAACTTTTATTTTTTCTTTCATAAGTTAAATGATAATCAAAAATAAAAGATATTTCAACAATAATAAAAAAAAAGTCCCATAAGGGACTTCTATATTTCATTAGGTTTTTTTATTGGACTTTTTTAACTTTAGATATTTTTCCTTCAAATATGTGTTTACCTACTTTAATTGTCATTGTTTCATTAGATTTTTGAGTTGATTCAATCATTAAACCATTTTCAGTTAAAACCTCTTCAACAGTTTCTCTAACAATTTTTCTTATATCATTGGCAGTTAATCCAATACCAACATTTGAAGGTTGGTTTTGAGGTTGTGTTTTGTTTTCTACAACGGTTTCTTTACGGTTACCCATTAATCTAGCAGCTTTTTCAATAATATCATCAGATATTGTTGCCTGATATTGTTGAACTTGTTGAATTGGGTGTTCCATCATTAACCTTTTAATAGCGTCGGGTAATTTAGAATTTTTAATTCTATCTTCAGTTATTACTGCCGTAGATGCTTTTGGTGTTTGAGGGACTGAAGACAAATATTCTTCAGGTATGTTATAGGTTGACGGGATTGGAGTCTCATCATACTCTCTAACTAATTGTTGTTGATTTGATTTTTTAGGTACAATACCTCTATCCATATCATTATGTCTATCCATTATCTGTTTAGACACCATTAATTTCTGCATTAAATCATTCATTTTCTAATTCAAATTTTGTACAAACTTTTAATCCGACCATTCCCTTATCATCAGGATTATAATTTGGTCTGATTACGTCAAATTTATCTCTTGGGTCTATTGAAAAGTTACCAATTCTATCAACCCTAAATAACCTCCATCCGGGTAAAGGTTGGTCACCTATAGTTGCGGTATGTGACGCTCCTTCTCTTTCCCAAGCTCTTATCACTCTATTTCCTCTTTTTGAAGTTCCATAACAAAAAGGTTCAATAACACGAAGTCCTTTACCTCCATTATCATTACCATTATAGTAAATTGTAACCAAATTCCTATTTTTAATTGCATTGGTTATTTCATCGCTACTAGCTTCAAAAATAAGTTGTTTTATTACGTTGTAAAGCTTCATTATGCAGATGGGAACTGATATGGTTTACTTGAGTTAAATTTATTAATTTTAATATCTTCTTTTCTTTCTACTTGGTCTTGTCTTGAACCACCATTTGCAACATCTAAGAAAATACCTGTTCCTTTTCCTTTATCATCTCCATCGGCAATTGCGTCAGGATTTGTAACCCCGTATTCATTTTTTTCGGGTTTGTAGTCATTTCTAACTATTAAATCTTTTCTAATTTTATCAGCTATTGTTGATAAATTATTTGATGGTTGTTCTAAATTAATTGGGTCATTTGTTGCCATAATTTTATAATTTTTTCATTATTTCGTTTATTCGTCTTAAACTGTCAACCACTTCTTGGTCATAATTTTCATATAATTTTGAATGTGGTTTATCCGTTATATTTCTTGGGTCATTTTTTGAGTGTGATGATAAATATTGGTTTTGCATACCAGAATCACTAGCATCTCTTTTTTGTCTACGAACACTTCCTCTATCTGAACCTAAATTTTGTGTTATAAATGATTTTAAAGTACTCAAATTTTTATCACCAAATTTACCATTATCAATATCGTGAAGTATCTTTTTCATATTTTGATATGTCAGATAACCTTTAGTGAAAATATTATTTATTGTAGTTTCATCTTTATGGTTTTCTAATGAACTCAAAACATCCTGTGGGACTTGGTATTCGTTCCCGTACATTTCACTATTCATTTCTTCAGTATTTTAACCAAGTCATTTATTTCAATACCTTCTTTATCTGCTAATTTTTTAATATTTTCTAAATTTTTTGTCAAAATTTTACTTAAACCTGTTTTTTTTGATATGTCTTTATCTGAAGATTTTTTTTTCATTACAATATCTTCTACCATCTTTCTCATCATTTCTTTTTTTTCTTCTTCTAAATTTTCTTTTTCAGAAATTGTCATTCTATCAATAAAACCTTTTTGTTTTCTAATTTTTTTTGGGACTTGTTCTAATTTTCTTCTATGTTTTTTAACGTCAGGTTCTTTACCTTGTTGTCTTGTTCTGTCGGCAGCTTCATTTTTATCCAATCCTAACTCTTTAACAAATGTTTTAAAAGTTTCAGGACCGTTTTTGTCTTTTGTTTCTTCATAACCGAAAGCATCAGAAAAATCAGTTTCATTAATAACTTCATCAGTTTCTTCTTCACCTTCCCCCCAATAAACACGGTAACCACGAGTAATAGGGTTGTTTGTTTGTCTTGTTGCAACAACTTCTTGGTCCATAGTACCCTTTGGTGAAAGGTATGGATTATGTATTTGAATTTTTGAACTTAAAAAAGAACCGTCATAGTCAACTAATTCTCCAAGTTCGTCTTTCTTTTTTGTTAGAGTTTTTTTAACGTCAGAATTATTTTTTAATTTTTTTTCTTTTTGAATTTTTGAAATTGTTTTTTCAACTTCTTTTTTATTTTTTTTATCAAATTTTACAATTTCATCTTTCTTTCTAGCTTCAGTTAAAGTGTTGCTGACGCTAAAATAAACAGAAATAGTATCTTTACCCTCTTTGATATAGAAGTAATAAGGTGACAAAAAATATTCTTTATTAAATTCCATTTGGTATTTTACATATAAATACTTGGATTTAACTATTTATCAATAGAATGGCTCAACAGAATATAAATCAGTTCAATTTTAAAAAGTGGTATGTTAAACCTGTCCCAAAAATTTTTGACATTTGTTTAGCATCAGATGAAAAAGATTATAACGAAGAAGTTGTATTTTCAAATAATCTTATCGGTTATAATGATGGTGATAGATTACCAATTTATTTTGATTTAAATAATCCTTTATCGTCACAAAGACTATCAATTAATTATGGTAATTTTTTATCAGGTAATACTTTAGTTTCATTAAATTATTATAACCCACTTAATCAAGATTTAAATTGTTTAACCGCATCTACATTATGTGATATAGGATTAACAGGTATAGATAACGGTTTAGTACCACAGATGACTGGTCAAACAATTAATTACACGATGGGTTTATTTACCGGGTCAAGTAAGTGGAATAGGTATTATTTTGATAGAAGAACAAAATTATTTCAAGTAACTGGTTATACAAATCCACCAAATGAAAGATTTTCAGGGAATACAAAACAAACTTTGTATAACATGGTTTCTAAATCAGGTTTAACCATTACATACTATAATCAGTTATATGGTGGTTTTTACCAAGGTTTCTTTAAGTTATTTGGATATGATTATGAAACATTCCCGACCAGAACAAATGAAGGATGGACTGCTGAAATGTTAATTAGACCAAGATATGTTGATGAATTTTATCCAACATCTGCTCAAACAACTTTAAATTTAACATATCCTGAAAATGAAAACACTTTTTTTTATTTTGGAGCAAGAGCTGAAAATAAATTTTACCATCATGCTTCAGGTTCACCTGAGTCAGATAGTGGATATACAAGAGTTACAAGTGTTTTAGAAGGATGTTTAGAAACTTGTGCGTGTGGTAACACAGGTGTCACCAATTCAAGATGTGTTGAAGTATACGAACCTTTAGTTTATAAAGCACAACATAATACCGATTGTAATTGTGGATGTAATTCAACCACACAAGTTCCAAATAGTGATAAAGACCCACTATACGACTCAATGTCAAATTCATTTTCATTGAGATTATCTGGTGACCCTAAAAATCCAAAAGTTTGTGTTAAAGTATTAACATTTACAGGGGGTTGTATTACAACAGGGACTTGTCCAACAACAGGAATTACCTATCAAACAGGTTATACTATTACAGAATATTGTTCATCAAATCAAATTTTTGATTATTGTGAAGATTTAAATTCTGATTATACAACAAAAGAACATTGGATTTTAGTAGATTGTGTGTGGGAAAGAAGTACTTACTTTGATACTTGTGATTTATATTACAGAGGAGGGTTAGGATTAATTAGTGATACAGAATATGTTGATAGTCTTTCAAATAACAGTATACTACTTATTCAGCCACCCATTACTCAAGAGGGAGCTCCACCCGCAGAAGAAGTTGAAATAGTTAACCTAAATGAAAGATGGTTAATCGAAAGAGAAGATAGATTAGGTGTTTTAAAAATTTATATTAACGGAAGATTATTTTATGTTATAAATGGTTTTGAAGAAGTAATTCCAAGAGCATTAAACACAGAAAAAGAAAAACAATTAGGTGTTCCGTTTAATATTTCTTGGGGTGGTGGTTCACAAGGGTTAAGAGAAAGTTTAACATTTACAGGATGTCCTACAACATTAACAGGTTTAACTTACATGCAAGACCCTGAGGTAATGCCAAATCAAACTTTATCAGGTACTTCATTATCAGGTTTAACAACAAATATAATGATTGAACCAACTTTTGGTGGTACGTTTGACGGAGCGATTTCCCAATTCAGAATGTATACTGAACCATTAAGTTATCCTGAGGTTATACATAATTTTGAAATTTTAAAAAGTCCGTTTTTACTTTTTGACTACGGATGTCCTGATTGTAGTGACGGAATTATCGAAGATATTGTTGGTGTCCAAAGTGGTGGAACTCTTACTTTTACATCAACAAACTTATCCTCATACCCATTTAATTTATATTATTATGTAGATTCAATGAACCCAAGAAGGTTGGTTTCATCAGGTGTAACTTTCCCATATTCTTTTACAACATCAGGATTGACTAATTGTTGTTCAAATGATTTTTACTTTTATTTTTCAGGTTTAGACCAAACTTTTTTATTTCAACTCTAATAATTTGACTTATAATATTTGATTGGTTAAACTTACCACACAAGGTAAATTCCGACCTTAATTTCGGAAGCAAATACACCATTTTAAATTTTATGATATCAAACGAAGAAATTGAACAGTTCCTTCAAGGGAACGATGACGAAAAATATATTGTCAGTGTAGAATACGATTACGTCAAAGATTGTGTTTGGAAAATTATCGAACACCCAATTCACGGAAAACAGATTAAAAAAGATACTTTCATCCCATTTGCTTGGGTAGGTGACTTACGTGGATTAAACTTTTATAAATCCTCAAAAGCATTACAAAAAGAGGCAATGACAAAACATAAAATTGTTATTGAAAAATTAAGAACCGATGGTAACGAAAGATTAGAGAAAGGTTTAACTTTTATGGTTAAATCATTGAATGGATATCGTTCACTTATTCAGTTTTTCAGAGATGGTGGTGTTGACCCATGGGGTGAAACTACAAAAGGTTTAGTTTTAATATTACCTCCTGTTGAACAATTTTTGGTAACAAAGGAAAAACGTCTATTCAAAGGATTTGACGATTACAATAGTATTACAAGGTTTGTATTTGACTTAGAAACGACTGCATTAGAACCAAAGGATGGTCGTATATTCATGATTGGAATGAAAACTAATAAAGGTTTTAGTCAAGTAATTGAATGTTCAACTGAAGAACAAGAAAGAGAAGGTATTATCAAATTCTTTGATACTATTGATGAACTTAAACCAAGTATTATTGCGTCTTACAACGGGTTTAACTTTGACTGGTTTTGGATATTTGAAAGGGCTAAAGATTTAAAGTTAGATATTAAGAAAATTGCAAAGACATTAAATCCAATCAATCCAATCAAACAATCTGAAAGTATGTTGAAGTTGGCGAACGAGGTTGAGAGATTTAATCAAACATCCATGTGGGGTTATAACGTTGTTGATACATTACATGCTGTTAGAAGAGCTCAGGCAATCAACTCATCCATTAAATCTGCGGGTTTGAAGTATATTACCCAATACATTAAGGCAGAGGCACCTGACCGTGTTTACATTGACCATACAGACATTGGTCCGTTTTATGCAAAGAAAGAAGAGTTTTGGTTAAACATTCAAAACGGAAAATATAAAAAAGTTGGTGTTGACCCAAAGATTGATGACGCTTGTTCAAAACACTCAAATGTTTACATTAAAACAACAGGTGATGATTTGGTTGAACGATACCTTGACGATGACTTGGAAGAAACTCTAACGGTTGATGAAGAATTCAATCAGGGTTCGTTCCTACTTGCTTCGTTGGTTCCAACAACATATGAAAGAGTTTCAACGATGGGAACCGCAACATTATGGGAAATCCAAATGAGAGCATGGTCATATAAGAACATGTTAGCAATTCCTAAAAAGAATGAAAAGACCGAGTTTGTCGGTGGTTTATCACGATTACTTAAAGTAGGATACTCAACGGATGTATTGAAACTTGACTTCTCGTCACTTTACCCTTCAATACAACTTGTTCATGATGTATTCCCAACTTGTGATATTACGGGAGCGATGAAGGGTATGTTAAATTACTTCCGTAATACTCGTATCAAGTATAAAAACTTGGCAAAGGAATATCAGGATATTGACAAAAAACAAGCAACGTCTTACGACAGAAAACAATTACCAATTAAGATTTTCATCAACTCAATGTTTGGGGCGTTATCCGCACCGCAAGTATACCACTGGGGTGATATGTATATGGGTGAACAGATTACCTGTACAGGACGCCAATACCTTCGTCAGATGTTACGTTTCTTTATGAAACGAGGTTATACCCCACTTGTATGTGATACGGATGGTATGAACTTCTCGTTACCTGAAGGTGGTGTAGATGATAGAAGATACATCGGTAAGGGTAAGAATTGGCTAGTTAAAGAGGGTAAAGAATACGCAGGTTACGACGCTGATGTTGCCGAGTTTAATGATACTTTTATGAAAGGTGCTATGGGTCTTGATTGTGATGGAACTTGGAAATCTTGTATGAATATTGCTCGTAAGAACTACGCAACAATGGAACATAATGGTAAGATTAAACTTACAGGTAACTCAATCAAGAGTAAGAAACTACCACTTTACATTGAGGACTTTTTGGATAAGGGTATTAAGATGTTGTTAGAAGGTAATGGACAGTCATTTGTTGAGTGGTATTATGAATATTTGGAAGTAATCTTTAACCAACAAATTCCGTTAATGAAGATTGCTCAAAGAGCAAAAGTGAAACTATCTATTGACGATTATAAGAAACGTTCAAGCCAAAAAACAAAAGCGGGTAATATGATGTCAATGATGGCACATATGGAATTGGCAATTAGAGATGGTATCGCGGTTAGTTTAGGTGATGTAATATTCTATGTAAATAATGGAATTAAAGCTTCACACGGGGATGTTCAGAAGGTAAATGAAAAAATGAGTAAAAAAGAAAAAGAACAGTATAGTTTATTTCATGGTAAAGAACCTGTGTTAGGTTCACACGTCCAACTTAATTGTTATCGTATTGACCCATCAGATTTAGAGAATAACCCTACTATGACAGGTGAATATAATGTTGCGAGAGCAATTGTTACCTTTAACAAAAGAATTGAACCTTTGTTAATTGTGTTTAATGAAGAAGTTAGAAATAATCTAATTGTTACTGACCCTAAAGACAGAGGTTTGTTTACCAAAGAACAATGTAGGCTAACTAATGGTATTCCTTTTGAATCAGGTGACCAAGATAGTATTGAAGATTTGTTAACTATCACAGACCAAGAAATGGTATATTGGGGTAAACGAGGAATTGACCCTGAATACATTTACGAATTGGCGGAAGAAGGATGGGAAGAAATGGTCTAAGACTGTTTCAACCCATCTGACGAAACTATAAACCACGAACCAAATGCGTAATATAGCTCAACACAAGCACCTTTTTCAATATTAATTTCACTATACTCTTCATCAATCAAACCCTCAATGGGTTTGATTTTTGTATTTGTAAGGGCTTTAACTATTACGTGGTCAGTATTTTTGTGATTTAAAATGATTTCAATTTCATTTAATTCTTTAGTAATTACAACACTTTCTCCTTCTGTTGTATATTTTTCATCTGAAATCATACACACTTCAGAAGTTGTTAGTATTTGGTTTCCGATAACTCTTCTCATCGGAATTGATTTTTGTATACTCATAAATTAAATAACATACAGATTTCTTGGGAACGCTCTAAACTTCATTTGTTTGTTTAGATTTTCAGCAATTAATGCTTCACGTTCCATTATTTTTTCAGGTCTTAATCTTGTTAATCTACCATCGGCACCAATTAATTCCTCAATCAATTTTGTTTTTTCATCTTTACCCTCAGTTGCTAAAGTGGCGTAATCCATAGTTAATTCAGAGTCAGGTGTCTTTAAGTTACCCGAATATTTTCCTCTAACTTTTGATAATGTTTCTTTACAACTTGCTACAAAATATCTTCTAACCCACTGTTGTGCTGGTTCATTTAAGTCTACCCATCCAATTGAGTTCATTGGTACGTCTGAAGGAAGTTTAATAATATCAGGATTTGCCGCTAAACAAGCGTCTCTATCCTGAGGACCAACATCGTAATACCAATACCAAACTTGGTGATGGTGTAATGACGCACTACCAAAGTCAAATTTACCACCAGGTGTTTGCATTAAATGAATAGCTTTTTTACCATTAGGTAATCCTGTTATTCTATAAGTTAAATCACCACCAATAATTCTTCTTTGGATATTAATCTCTTGCATTCTTAACAACATATCAAATGCTGATGTCATAAAATATGAACCCGAACCACCCATTTGAGCAAAACCACCAGGACCACCAATACCTGTACCACCTAAAGCCCCAAAACTCCATGGGTCAAATAAAACATTATTTAGAGTTGCCGGTGTAAACCATAGTAATTCATTAATTTCACGACCTGCAGGAATTTCATAAATCTGTTGATTTGGGACTAATGTGATAAAGTCTTTTTTAAGTTCCCAATCACCAAGAGGTGATGATTGTAATCCAACTATTTTAGAGTATGCTTGAGCGTATCTATTTTCGTAATCTAAACTTTTAGTTACGAATGCTCTTGATAAAGATTGTGTGTCTAAATTTAAATTATATAATGAAGTCCATTGTGATTCAATTAACCAATCTTGTACATATTGGGAATAATCCCCGATAGAAAATTCTAAGATTGAGTCCATTTGTTCATCTTCTAATTCAATTGAACGAATTGGTGCACCTAATACGTGTCTAACTTTTGTGTATAGTTGACTTCTGTACGGTTCTGCGATTATTGTATTCATGAAGTGATATTTTTATATAAATATCAATTCACAGTATAAATTAAATCTTGTGTTGGGATTTTAAACATACTTGAACTAAAAGCGACTGTTTTGTTTTTAAAAATATAAACTTCTTTGTTAATATTTGAAAAAATTAATAAATCGGTATTAAACTTTTTAACAAATCCTCTGATTTTAATATTATAAAAACCATCAATTACTTCCATACTTAAAATTGGTTTTACTTGAGCGTTTTGTATTTTGTTATCAAAATTCACTGTTAAATCAGTTCCTGCAAAATCTTCTTTTGAACCTAAACTACCAACCACAACCGCAGTTCCTTCACCAAATTCTTGATTGATTTTTTTTGCAACATACTCCTCAAGTTGACCACCTTTGTCATGTGTTCTTTTTAAAAGTTTCATAATCTTATCAAGAGTTTTAGACCCTTTAAAAATTCTTTCACCAAAAAACTCCATATAAGAACAAAATTTATTTATTTCTTCTACTTGTTGTAAAGGTGTTACCCCAATAAAATTTAATGTGGGTTTATTTAGTTTCGTAAGGACTGCGTTTAAATCATCAACTAAAATCTTAAACCCAATATAATTTGTATTTAATTTATTAATTACTGAACGACCTGGTTGTTCTAAGTCGTAAATACCTGAAGATGAACCTTCGGAGTGTTGATTGTTTTCATTCCACTTATCAGACAAAACCGTTTTCAACGTATTATCAATACATCGTCTGTAAGTCCAAAGAACATTTTTGTTATTACTAAAAATATCTGAGTAATCCGACACGTTTTCGTATAAAAGTTTTTTTGGTGAAGTTGATTCGTTCAATTTTTTTTCAGTTTTTGATTTGTATAACTCGTTAACAAATTCCCAGTTGATTACCTCCCAAAAATTCTCAATATATTCGTCTCTTTTATTTTGGTATTTTAAATAATAAGCGTGTTCCCATAAATCTAAACCTAACAACGGAAAACCACCCTTATTTATTATATTCATAAGTGGGTTGTCCTGATTTGAAGTGGACATAACTTTTAATCTACCTGTATCAGTTAACACTAACCAACACCATCCTGAACCAAATCTTTTTCTTGATATTTCTTCAAATTTAGTTTTGAAGTTACGATACGTCCCATATTGTTTAACAATCTTTTCAAACACTTCACCACTTGGTTTTTGTGGTGTAGGTGATAACATCTTCCAAAACAAAGCGTGGTTAAATGCTCCACCTGCGTTATTTCTTATTGTTGTATTATACTTTGAAATTTGTTTAACAATATTCTCCAACTCAACATCACCATAATCTTTTTTACGAAGAGCTGAATTTAATTTTTTAACATACCCTTTATAATGTTTTTGATAATGAAACTTCATTGTTTCAGGGTCAATAAATCTTCTTAATGATGCGTAACCATAAGGCAATTTATCAATACCTATAGTTTTCATTTCGTTAATAAAAAATTTGGTTTCAGGTTGAGTTTCCTCACCTAATATACGACTAACTAATGACTCTGATACTAAATTTAACGATTTCATTAATTATAAATACTTACTTACTATTGATTTCATTAAGTATTTGTTCAACAATATCTACAGAATTTTCATCTATATCACCCATAACCGTACCAATTATCTGTTTCTTCTTTATAAGAATGTCGTAGATAACACCTTCAATCGTATTTTCAAATAGTGGGTAATAAATTGAAACTGAATTTTTTTGTCCGTATCTGTAAGCTCTGTCTTCTGCCTGACTATGTTCTGCGGGAACAAATGATAAGTCATTCATAATAACCGCTTCACCTGCCGTAAGTGTTAATCCAACACCTGCAGCTTTCATGTTACCACAGAAAACTTGTATTTTATCACTATCTTGGAACTTATCAACAGCATCTTGTCTTGCAGGTTTTGATGTTGAGCCATCTAAATAAACAGATTTCTTACCAAAATGTTCGTGTATCTTTTTTAAAGGTTCTGTGAAGTTACTAAAAATAATAACTTTTTTACCTTGTTCAATAATGTTTTCAGCGAGTTCAATTGTAATTGGTATTTTTTCTTCAGCAATAACTTGTCTTACTTTCATAAGTTTTGAAAACTGAACTGAAAGAGACCTTGACTCATCTTGTCTATTATTATACCAATCATAATATTCACCCATTAACCCCTCATACAATCTTGATTTCAAACGAAGGTAAACAGGTGTCATAATTTTTTCAGGTAAATCTAAAACTTCAGTTTTCAATCTTCTTAAAATTTGACGAGAGGTTCTTTCTCTTAATTCTTCTAAATTGGACGCACCTGTTACATTCCAAATCTTTTTACCTCCAACTCTAAACTGATAACCTCCACAATATCTAATTGCGTATGCTTGCCAGTTTTGACTTACAGGACTATCAATAAGTTTCAAGATATTATAATAATTCATAGGACGAGAAGTCATTGGTGTTCCCGTTAGTAACCAAAGTTTTTTAATGTCCTTGGTTACATCCATAATAATCTTTGTTCTTTGAGCTTGAGCGTTTGAAACATAATGAGCTTCATCAATAACAACCAAATCAAATTTTGAATTAAGTATTATTGAGTTTAACTTATCTTTTGGGTCGTGGAAGTTTTTAAGTATGTCATAATTAAGGATTACATAATCAGCTTGTTCATACTTTTTACCTTCACATATATAAATTGTTTTTTCGGTATAGTTTCTAATTTCCCTCTCCCAATTTATTTTAAGTGATGCTGGACAAATAATTAACACTTTATTTGCTCCACTTTCTAACGACGCTATAACAGTACTTGTTGTTTTACCAAGTCCCATATCATCTGCCAAGATAAATTTGTCGTTCTTTAACAGCTTTTCTATTGCTTCTTTTTGGTGAGCGAGGGGTGGTCGGTTTTCATATTTTGTGTAATCAACATCAACCAAGTTTTCGGTGTGTTGTTTAATAACCGCAGCTTTTGGTATCCAAAAATCATGAATAGTTTCCCCACTAAAAATCTTACCCCAAATGTGATATGATTTATCTTTCTCGATTAAAATTTTTTCAACATAGATTTTATCAGGTTCTTTAATGAAAGGATTGTCAGCGACAAGTTTTTGAGAAAAGTATGAGTCAATCTCAACCCATTTTTTGGCAACTTTTGGAACTACTGAATTGTAGTCAATAACGTAATCACATTGTGCCCTCGTTGGGAGATATTTTTTATTTGACTCAATCTGTTTCTTTAATTTAAGGATATAGTTATTTGACCCCTGATAATTTTCAAGAATGGATATTGCTTGTTGTTCAATACTTAAATGCCCTGTAGAAGTTGTCAAATTATTTTAATTAACTATACAACTATAATAATAATCAAAAAAGAAATATTTATCAATATGTCAAATAGAATAGTTCCAATAACAAGATTAGGTAAATTTTTCGGAGCGGAAGATTATAGCTTAGATATTAGTATGGGTAGAGAGTGGTTAGAGGGAGATATGAACTTCACTCTTGTACTATATCGTGTTGACAAACAAAAAACAAATGTTGATGATGTGTATGGTGAGGCTTCCGTTGATGGTATCAAATTTTTACCACCTGTCGAGTTTAAAGCCTTTTTACAAATTGTTGCCCCTGAAAATAAATTTCTTGGTTCAAGTAAAATTAATCAAATGGAACCGGGTAACGCAAGGATTTCAGTTTATCAAAAACATTTAGATGAATTAGAAATTGACATCGAACTTGGTGATTATATTGGTTATTATGAAACTGAAACTCAAGTAAGATACTATGTAGTTAATAATGATGGTCGTGTTGTTTCAGATAACAAACACACGTACGCAGGATACAAACCATTTTATAGAACAATAAACGCATCTCCTGTAATGGAAAACGAATTTAGAGGATTATAAAATGAAAATTATTATTTCTAAAAAACAATTGAAAATGATTGTTAAATCAATAGAAGATTGTCGGGTAATTTGTGATTGTGGTTGGTCTTGGGACTTATCTGACGGGGGAAATGACCCATATATTTGTCATAAATGTGGTAATGATAATGAAGAAAAATAATGGCGTTACCCAAAATTAAAAAAACTTTACCTCTTACATACCCACCTATTGGTTATGAAAGAAGAGTAGAACTTCTTGAAGATATTAACAAGGATGGTACTTACTTGCCTAAGTCTATTTTACATGAAGATTTGGATAGGGGGTTTTTGGATTTTGTTAAAAACGATTTAAAAACCGTTGTTGGTGGAAAAATTGTTAAGGTTGTAGATATATTAATGACAACTCAGAATTGGGCTCAATTTACACAAACTTGGGATTTTAATAATATTGATAAGAATGTTCAACCACCAATTATAACAACAGTAAGAACCCCTGAAGTAAAATACGGGTCATTACCATCATTAAGATACAACATACCAAATAGAAAACAATATTATTACGCTGCGGTTCCGACATGGGACGGACAAAGAAAAGGTATGGACATTTACACCATTCCACAACCTGTTCCTGTTGATATAAAATATTCAGTAAAAATTATCTGTAATAGAATGAGAGAATTAAATAAATTCAATCAGATTGTTATTGAAAAATTTGCGTCTCGTCAGGCTTATACACAAATTAAAGGACATTACATTCCAATAACACTTGACGAAATATCAGATGAATCAGTTATGGATGTTGAAAAAAGAAGATATTATATACAGTCATACGCTTTTACTTTACAAGGGTTTTTAAGTGATGAAGAAGAATATGAAGTTAAACCTGCAATCAGTAGAAGTTTAATGTTAGTTGAGTTAGACAACAGAAAGAAAAAAGTAAAAAGAAAACAATACCCACCAAATCCTGACCAATATATTTTTAAAGCAAATTTTCCAATAGGTATGACTTCTTATACTCAGACATTTAATTATTCTACAAATATAATTATTAATGGTGATGTTAATATTAATACGTATGAATTTTTAATTAACGGTCTGTATTATGGAAATGACATATCAACATTACCTGCAGGTGTGATACAAATTAATACTGATGATATTTTAACTATTAATATTGTTAAGACAAATAACGCACAATTATCGTCATTAAATTTAGTATCTACAATAATTTAACGTTCCCCGTAGATATCTTTTTTTTCCTCACAATTATCCTTAATTAGTTTTTCTAAGAATTTGTGAATCTTTAAACCATGTTTCATGCAGTAGTCCTTTAGGATTCTATGACTGTCAGGGGATATTTTTATATTCTTAATTTTCAAGGTAGAAAAAAGGTAGAATTTATTCCTACTGATTTATAAATAGTTAGTAAACCCATTAGTTTTTGATTAGAATGACAATATTTATCAATAAATAAATTTTTAAAAACATTTAAAATAAACATGGCAACATCAAACAAAGTTTTCGTCTCGCCGGGTGTATATACATCAGAAAGAGACTTATCATTTGTTTCACAAAGTGTCGGAGTTACTACTTTAGGTATAGTTGGAGAAACCTTAAAAGGTCCTGCGTTTGAACCTATATTCATTTCAAGCTACGGAGAATTTGAAACTTACTTCGGTGGTACACTTCCTGAAAAATTTGTGAACACACAAATCCCAAAATATGAGGCGGCGTACATCGCTAAATCATATTTACAACAATCAAATCAACTTTTTGTAACAAGAGTTTTAGGTTTATCAGGTTATGACGCAGGTCCTTCTTGGTCTATTACTACAGTATCAAATGTTGATTGTAATACAGTCAGAATAACTGGAGGAACTTCGTTTAGTTTCAACTTCACAGGTTCAACTGCGTCAACTGCATCAATACAGTTTATTTCAGCAGTACCATCAGTAATTTCAGGTAATACATATTACAGTAATAATTATACTCAATTTAATGGAGGTGTTTCATCGATATCGTCTGATTTAAAAAACCAATTATCGAGTATATTTTCAACCAACACATTATCTGCATCATCAGCATATTATTTTGGTCCTGTTTCAGGAACTCAGGTTAATGCGAATGTTGTAGCAGGTTTAACGGCTGCAACAAACGTGTTTGCGGTTGATAGTATTAGTTCTTCAACAATAGATTATTGTTCGGGAACTAACGACGCTTGGTTTTACGCTAACTTTGTACCACCTGCAACAGGTGAGGCATATTACGGAAATTCTTTCTATACTAAAGTTAGTTCTTTATCAGGAACTGCTGGAAATTTTTCAGGTACTGTTTCAGGTTTTTATTATGGATTTTCAGGTTTAACTTATTCAGGTTATAATGATTTAGTAATTGCAACACTTCGTTCAAGAGGTATCACTAATTATTCTGCAAATCAACATGGACCAAGTTATCAAGTTTCAGGAGTTAATAACGTACAATTAATTTGTACAGGTTCTTATTCTGGTGTTTCACAAAATCCATTTGCAACTTTCGCAATATCGGGAGTTACTGTAGATTCTGAAAACTTTACATTTGAATCGTCATTTGCACCAGCAAACGCTAATTTTATAACTAAGGTATTTGGAGTTGAAAACTTTGCGAAAGATAGAACTGAAGTTCCTTTGTTTGTGGAAGAAAGATACTCAACTTTACTATCTTATGGATATAACAAAGGATTTATTAGAGGTTTAAATTGTAGTTTATTATCATTAGATGAAGCTAGAAACAATGCTGCTGATTCTATTGGATATTATCTTGAAAGATATCAAACACCTGAATCTCCATGGGTTGTTTCTGAACTTAGAGGTAATATTGTATATAGATTATTTAAAGCTATAACAATATCTGATGGTAATGATGCTAATACTGAAGTGAAAATATCAGTTGCAAATATATCGTTTAATAATAATACATTTGATTTAATTATTAGAGATTTCTTTGATACAGATTCTAACCCTGTAGTTTTAGAAAAATTCACTAATTGTAGTATGGACCAAAATGAAAATAACTACATTGCTAAAAAAGTAGGTACTTCAGATGGTGAATACGCAATTAAATCAAAATACATAATGGTCGAAGTTAATACTGAAGCACCATTAGATGCGTTACCTTGTGGATTTGAAGGTTTTATCACTCGTAAATACACAGGTGCTAAATCACCATTCCAAGTTTTCAAAACTAAATATGATTATCCAGGTGAAGTTATTTATAACCCACCATTTGGAACTACGTCAGGAGTTGATAACGCAGCACAAAGTTCAGGTGATAATGTAAGAAAAACATATTTAGGTATTTCTTCGGCAGTAGCGTTCTCATCGGATTCACCGGGTTACGACCCTGATTTCTTCCAATATAAAGGAATGCCAAATCCAATAACTACAACTTGTACTGAAGCGTCACATGTTACTTGGGGATTACAAACAAAAGGTTTCCACATGGATAGTGGAGCAACTTCGGTAACAATTGCAAATATTTACACTAATAGTGGAACAACAGCATTTGATGTTGGAGCGGGTTCATTTAGTTCTGAACCTACATCTCAAACAAATCCATATTACTTCTTATACTCTCGTAAGTTTACTTTCTTGGTACAAGGTGGTTTTGATGGATGGGATATCTATAGAGAATATAGAACAAATGCTGACACTTTCCGTTTAGGAAGTACAGGTTATAAACAAGGAGCATTGGCTGGTTGTGTACCATATGTAGATGCGACAGGATGGGGAGCGTTTAAACAAATCACTGTTGGTGATAACACAGTTGACTACGCAAATACCGACTATTACGCATACTTATTAGGTGTTCAATCATTTGCAAATCCTGAAGTAACAAACATTAACGTTTTAGTTACACCTGGTGTTGACTATGTTAATAATAGTGCATTAGTTGAAGCAACTATCGGAGTTGTAGAAAATGACAGAGCGGATTCAATCTATATCTGTACAACACCTGACTTTGATTTATTACAGTCATCTACATCTATGGATAACTTAATTTACGTACAAGAAGCGGTTGATAACTTAGAGAATACTAATATTGATTCTAACTATACCGCAACTTACTACCCATGGGTTCTTACTCGTGATACAGTAAATAACACTCAAATCTATATTCCGTCAACTGCTGAAGTTACTCGTAACTTAGCATTAACTGACAATATAGCATTCCCATGGTTCGCAACTGCGGGTTACACAAGAGGTGTTGTAAATGCAATTAGAGCTCGTAAGAGATTAACACAAGAAGATAGAGACACACTTTACAAAGGAAGAATTAACCCAATTGCAACTTTCAACGATGTTGGAACAGTTATTTGGGGTAACAAAACTCTTCAAATTAGAGAGTCAGCTCTTGACAGAATTAACGTAAGAAGATTGCTATTACAAGCTCGTAAGTTGATTTCAGCAGTAGCAGTAAGATTATTGTTTGAACAAAACGACAACTTGGTAAGACAACAGTTCTTAGATTCTGTTAATCCAATCTTAGATGCGATTCGTAGAGACAGAGGTTTGTATGACTTCCGTGTTGTGGTTCAAAACACACCTGAAGACTTAGATGCTAACCAAATGGTAGGTAAGATTTACATTAAACCAACTAAAGCTCTTGAATTCATTGACATTGAGTTCTTAATTACTCCAACAGGAGCATCGTTTGAAAATATCTAATCAACGATAAAATAATTGAAAACCCTCACGAAAGTGGGGGTTTTTATTTTACATAATATTTATAGATATGAAAATATTTTTAGTAGAAGAATTTGATGAAGAAATCACACCCGATTTAAAATATTATGCATTTGATTGGGATGATAATATTCTTACAATGCCGACACAAATAATACTTCGTACAGAAGATGGTGAAGAAGTTGGTATGTCAACTGAAGACTTTGCGGAATATCGTGTTAAAGTTGGAGTTGAACCTTTTGAATATAAGAAAAAAACTATTGTAGGGTTTGCTGACGACCCGTTTAGGAACTTTGGGACCAAAGGTGATAAAAGATTTATCGTAGACTCTATGATGGCAAAACCAGGTCCCGCATGGGATGATTTTGAAGAGGCGATTAATGGGGGTTCTATTTTTTCAATAGTTACCGCAAGGGGACATTCACCATTGGCTTTACGTAGGGCAATTGAAAATATGATTGAAACTAATTTTAAGGGGATATCTAAAAAAGAATTGGCAAAAAATTTAAGAAAATTTAGAAAGTTTGCAGGTGAAGAAGATATGAGTGATAAAGAACTTATTAATGCTTATATGGATATGAATAAGTATTATCCTGTAACATTTGGTGCCGGTTCAGCTCAAAGTCCTGAAAAAGGAAAGGTTGACGCTTTAAAAGAGTTCCAACAATATGTAAAATATTTAGCTGGCAGATTAAAGAAACCAGTGATGTTTAAAGATGATATTAGTAATAGATTCATACCAAAAATAGGTTTTTCAGATGATGATTTAAGAAATTTGGAAAAAGTTAAAGATGAATTATCAAAAGACCCGGAAAATATTATTCAAACAATATCAACACATGGAGGAGAAAAGAAATTATATTAATATTTATAAACTGGACTTATAGCAAGTTTGACTGAAAAAAAGTTCAAAGTAAATAGAAAAATATTTAATTGACACTATTTATAATAAAATAAAAGAAAATTTAAAAACAAAATAATATGGCTGATTTACTGATGAAAATGCCTTTTCCGTATGAACCCAAAAAGAAAAATAGATTTATTCTAAGATTTCCTTCTGAATTGGGTATAAACGAATGGTTTGTAGAAACAACAAATAGACCTAAAATAACAATTGGAAGTATTGATATACCTTTTTTAAACACTAAAAGATATGTTGCTGGAAAATACGAATGGAATACTATTGGTGTTACACTACGTGACCCAATCGGACCTTCAGCTGCTCAAGCGATGATGGAATGGGTTCGTTTACATGCTGAATCAGTAACAGGTCGTATGGGTTATGCTGCAGGGTATAAGAAAGACGTTGAACTTGAAATGTTAGACCCGACAGGTGTTGTTATTGAAAAGTGGTCTTTAATCCAATGTTTCTTGACTGACGTTGATTTTGGTTCTCTTGGTTATGCGGATGATGCATTAGCAAATATTACATTGACACTTCGTCCTGACTATTGTGTATTACTTTACTAATACTATTACAAATACTATATTAAGACCCACAGAAATGTGGGTTTTTTCATTTACAAAAATATAAAAATTAATATGTTATAAACAAAAACGAATTTATGGAAGAACAGAATGTTAACCAAACAAATTTTAATTTACCACACGACGTAATCCAATTACCGAGTCAAGGTAGATTTTATAAAAATAAAAAAAAATCAGTTAAAGTTGGTTTTTTAACTGCTAATGATGAAAATATTTTGGCAAACGCATCTAATATGTCTGGTGACCAAATAATCCATAATTTAGTTAGGGCTAAGGTTTACGAACCTGATTTAAAGATTGAAGAAATGTTAGATGGTGATATTGAGGCAATATTAATCTTTTTAAGAAATACATCATTTGGTGCTGAATATACATTTAATTTATTGGACCCACAAACAGAACAAACATTTGAATCAACAATCACGTTAGATGAATTAGATTTTGCAAAACCTGAAGTTGAGCCTGATGAAAATGGTTTATTTACTACAGTTCTTCCAAAATCGGGTAAAACAGTTAAATTAAAACTGTTAACATTTGGTGATAAAAAAGAATTAAACGATAGAGAAAGTTCATATCCTAAGAATATGGTTGCTCCAAGAGTTACATGGAGACTGGCAAAACAAATTGTATCTATTGACGGTAATGAAGATAAAGGTGAGATAGTTAAATTTATCGATAAGATGCCAATTATGGATTCAAAATATATCACACAGTTTTTAAATAAAAATCAACCGTCTATTAATTTAGAGAGAGAATTTAACGCCCCATCAGGAAAAAAGGTCAAATCACGGATTGCCTTTGGGGTGGAGTTTTTTCGCCCTTTCTTCTGATTATATAAAAAATTTATTGGACCAATATATTTTATTGAGTCGGTTTATGCATATGTCATATTCCGATTTTTTAATTATTCCTATATCACATCGCAGATATTTGGTAGATACAATTATTGAAATGAATACGCCAAAAACTTAATCTGTGTTATTTATTAATAAAAAACTATGATGATGTTTGGACCACCTAATAATACGGGGGCAGGAGTTAACGCTGAATCCACTGGTAATGAAGATTTGGGTATTGGTAAGGACCTTACTGGTTTTCTTACTAATATAACTGATGCCACCCGAGGTGCTAGCGCTCTTAAAACTTCATTTGATGCAACATTTAAGGCTATACAAGATGTTGATGGAATCATGTCCAAAGTTGTAACTAAATTAGGAACTGGCTCACAAAATTCAGAACAAATTAAAGAAACTTTTGGTAAAGCTTATGCTAATGTTGCATTGTTTGGTGGTTCTTTGGCTGATGTTCAAAAAGCTCAGGAAGATTTTTTAGATGTAAACCAAAGAAATGTTATTCTTAGTTCTGAAAATCTAAGTGAGTTAGTTGCTGTGAATAAAGTAACCGGTGTTGCGTCTAAAGAGTTATTGACTGGATTTCAAAATGCTGGATTTTCTATGACTCACATTAGTGATAATATGACTAAGGTTGTTAAAATTTCTCGAGAAATGGGGGTTAACGCTCAAGTAGTTTCCAGTAGTGTTGTTAGTAATTTAGAAAAATTAAATAAGTTTGGATTTCCAAACGGTGTTGAGGGTTTGGCTAAGATGGCGGCTAAGGCTGCAAGTTTAAGGATGGATATGGCAAGTACTTTTAAAATTGCTGGTGACATATTCGATAGAGGTCCTGAGGCCGCAATTGAAATATCTGCATCATTACAAAGACTAGGCGCCGCTTCAGGGTCATTACTTGACCCAATTAAATTAATGGATTTAGCTCAAAATAATGTTCCTGAGTTACAAAATCAACTTGTTGAATTAAGTAAACAATATAGTGTATTTAACGAAGAAACGGGACAGTTTGAAATTATGCCGGGTGCTAGACGACAAATAAATGAAGTTGAAAAAGCTTTGGGAATGAGTTCGGGTGAGTTATCAAAAATGTCGTTAGAAGCTGCTAAATTAGATAAGAAATTATCTGAAATAGATTTTAGTCAGTTAGGTTTTAATGCTACTGAAGAAGAAAAAACTATGATAGCAAACCTTGCTGAAATGAATGATAGTGGTCAATATACTGTTAAGATAAAAGATGGGAATGGAGAATTTCAAGAAAAATTAATAAGTGAGTTAACTGATGATGATAAGAAGAAATTACAAGAAGGTCAATTAGATAATGCTGTTGAAATGAAAGATATTGCGTATCAACAACTCGGTATGCAAGGTCAAATGGTTGCTCAACAACTTGCAATGAATAATTCAATATCGATGTTAATTGCGACAACTGATATGGGGACTAAAATTTTAGAAGGTGCTCAAGAAAGACAAACAAGAGTTTTAGGATTAGAAAAGACAGGTGACCAAAAAAACGCATTAGATTTACTTAGTACTAATAATGCCGAAACAGTTAAAATTGTTAATCAAATGGGTGGTGATGTTGAAAAACTTTTTAATTTATTAAATAACGGTGGTAGTAAAGATGAATTAAAAGACGCATTAACAGGTATTTTAGATAAATCAATAAACCTTGGAGGTGACGTACTTAAAAGTCAACTGCAAAATATGAATGGTGTGGATTTAGCCACAACGATTGTTAGTAAAATGTTTTCAGGTAGTATTGAAAAATTTACAGAAGGTATTGATAAATTCTTAAAAGGTGTTGGTGTTAAAGACTCGATTATAACACCTGACGGTGTAATAACACCTTTAGAACAGGATAGTATAATTACTATGACACAAGGCGAAAAATTCAAAGAAAATTTATTAGGTAAAGGTACTCCACAACCGAATCAAACTGCAATGATTGATAGGGAAATGATGGTTTCGTCACCACAATCAAAAGGTAATACACCGAACAATTCGAAAGTTGAAATCGCTTTTACACATAAAGTTGATGGACCGGTAAGTGCGGATGTTGCAAATGCGTTTTCTAAATCTTTAAGAGATAATCCTACATTACAAAAACAAATTATTGATACTATAAATCAAGCGAACACAAATTTTGGTTTAACTGCATAAAACCTAATTTATTCTATTTATTATAAAAGAACTAAATGTCTGAAAATATATTATCATTTGGTGGTTCGCAACAGTTTAGAAAAAAACTTGTAAGTAGAAATTTAAAACCTTACAAAATTGATGGTGCTTACTCGTATAATCAAGACCCTATTAATTCTGAAACTGTTTTACATGATTCTTCACCCGTTGACACTCCAAATGTAAGTAATACTATTTTTGTTGAGCCAACTGAAATGACTACAATTAATATATTTGGTCCTTCAGGTAATTTTATTGATGGTGCTGAAATTGTTGACAATGTAAGTATACCATCATATCCTAAAGATTATACTGGCGGGCAATCAGAATATAGTCCAAATGATACTAAAATGGACCTTATCAATGAAGCGTTTATTGATAATGTTGCGGTTGTTAACCGATATACTCCTGAAGAAAATTACTCAGACTTATTTATTGTTACTGAAAAAATATTACCAAAAACAAAATTACAATCAGGTGTTTACCCACAGTCTTTTGTTCAAGGTGATTATACTGTATTCGAAATATTAAATGATGACCCTGAATTAGGTAATGATTCTTACATTCAAAAAATTGGAGCGGAAAGATTGGTTGACGCTTTTCAAGCAAGAATTGCACGTGAAATTGAAAGAAATACGATAGGTTTACTTAATCTTGACGCATTAACTAATGTGTTTGACGCTACATTAGTTGCAACAGGACAAGAACCTTTAATACAAAGAAATTATACAATTACAGTACCTGACGGAATTATTGATTACGCAGCATTCTTTATCCAAAGAATTACAGGAACTTATCTACCAGCATCACCAATTGAAGGAAGTTATTTTTCATCACCTGAAAGACAAGGGATGAGACCTTTACAAACTTTAGGTAATTTAGGTGGTAATATTTTAAATAGACAAAACCCTTCAATAATATTTTTGAATAATACTGGTTCAGGACAAAAATCAGTATTGTTTAATACTTTATCATATAATCGATATAAACCTGATTATACATTAACAAGAACTCAAGTAGGTGCGTTTATATCTAATCTATTTGATAATCCCGCTTCAATTGGAAATTTATATATTGGAAGACAAGAAAGTGACATTACAGGGGTTTCATCACCACCTAATGCAACACCTGTCAATGCGTTTGGTATACCAATGCAGACGACAGTGTATGGACCTGACAAGGTAGGTACACTTTATGAAGGTGACCAAAATTTTCAGTTTGGTTTAGCAGGTAAAAATTATAATGAAAGACCTGTATTTGATGGCGGATTTGTTTGGATTTCAAACCTAACAAAAGTTGAGGCAGGAAGAACCGTAGGTCAAGATGGAAGAATATACGGAAATAATACGCAGTTCACACCATTAAGTTCATCTTACTCACAAGTTTTATCAACAAATTATACGTTTAGACCTGGTTCAATTTTAGATATTACACAAAGAATTATTGATTCTACACCTGCTCAAGGTAAAGATAGATTAGGACATGTTGGTAATGCTATGAACCAAGTATCTAAAGTATTTTGGGATGGGTATAAAGAATTAACTAAAGGTTCTAAAATTAAAAAATATATTGACCAAGCTGGTCAACAAGTTGGTACTGAATATTGTAGAATCTTTTCTAAAGATAGACCTTATTCTACTTATGGTGACTTACAAGGGACTTATGCTAATACTAGTGGTGCTGAAACTAATGGTAATATCAGAAGATATTCCTATTCAGTTTTAGATAGTGCCTATAACTTGAATATTGTACCATATAAAGATGGTGGTACATCAATGATGGGTGGGAGTGTTAAAAAATATATGTTTTCTATTGAAAACTTAGCTTGGAAAAATTCACCTGAATTTGAGTCATTACCTGATTGTGAAAAAGGACCTAATGGTGGTAGAATTATGTGGTTTCCACCGTATGATTTAACTTTTGACGACTCAACAACGGCATCATTTACTGAAACTAAATTTATTGGAAGACCGGAACCAATCTATACTTACAATAATACAACTAGAACAGGTTCAGTTGGATTTAAAATAATTGTTGACCATCCGTCAGTATTAAATTTAATTGCAAATAAAGAATTAGAAAACCAAAATAGTGAAATTGTTAATGGAGTAGTTAATTCATTTTTTGCGGGATGTAAAAAATACGATATATATGAGCTAGCTAAAAAATTCGGACAATTAGATTTTAATACAATATCTGAATTATATCAACAAGTATTATCAAGTGGTGATTCATCTGATGAGGATAAAGTTGAAGCATTACAATCAGTATCATCTGAAGATGGAACTCCTATATCGACTGAAAACATATCACTATCTCAGAGTTTTAATAATTGGGGATTTTATTTTGATTATGATGACTCACCAGTAAACTATAAAGATTTGTACGAGAATTACACAAATTCTGCAAACACTATATATTATAGTCAACAAAACCCAACTGAAAATACCGATTTAATTTTTAATTCAGTAATCACTGAAAACTATAATAAAATGGTTGATTTAAGAAATGAAATTGCAACAATTTTACAAAAGGGTGGGGGTGTTGAATTAGTTTTTGAAGGGACTCAAAATGTTAATGAATCCGAAGAAGTGTCAGTTGCAAATAGTGAAAGTTTACTTGAAAGTATTAGATTATTTTTTAATGAATTTAGTTTAGGTACTGATGGCAAAAATTTATCTTATTATAATTCACAAACAAAATTAAAATATAGTATTTTAAAGTCTGTAACCGTTGATACAACACCACAATCAAGTGTAAGTGTTGAAAGTGTTAATTGTAATATTTTCAACCCTGATACACCGGGACTTACTTTTACAAGACAATCAATGCTTTGTAGAGCAATCAAAATAAAAAATATTAATCTAACCCAACCATCACCAACAAATGAAAGTGAGACTGATAATAGTTCACAAAGTAATATTCAAAGAGCAAAAAGTTCGACTGGTCAATTTTTATCAAGTTTATTTGGAAATAAGAAAAAGAATAAAGAAAGTATTGAAGCTAAAGCTAAAAATATTAGTAAAAAAATAATAAGAAATTTATTAAATGAACAAAATTATTTTGAAATACTTAAAACAGAAGACCCATTTTTATACGATAGTTATAAAACAAAAATTAAATTTTTTAATCCCGCATTTCACTCAATAACTCCTGAAGGATTTAACTCAAGGTTAACATTTTTAAATCAATGTTTTAGACCTGGTAATACAATTCCAACTAAAAACGAAGGAGGCGAATTTATTAAAAAAGATTCGTTTAATACTAATTTTGGTACACCACCGATATTGGTATTAAGAATTGGTGATTTTTATAATTGTAAAATTGTACCTGACGGAGGATTAACTTTAACTTATGAAAATTTAGATATTAATCCTGAAGGTATTGGAGTACAACCAATGATTGTTACAGTTAAAATAACTTTTAAAATGATTGGTGGTCACGGACTTAAAGAACCTGTAGAAAGATTACAAAATGCCTTATCTTTTAATTATTATGCTAACACTGAAATGTATGATGAAAGGTCAGTATCTACTGATACTACAGAGTTAACAACAATTGTTGAAAGTCTTAAAACCCCATTAAGTACTTTACAAGGTATCGCAGGACAACCATCAAACAACACAATTTCTTCAAACCAAGCGACTACACAAAACCCAACTGAAGGTGGGGTAACAATTGGATTGATTACACAATCAACACAAAATAATGGTTCTGAAACTGGGACTATTAATTATAAATCATTTTTTGATGGTAATGTTGATTCAACACAGAATTATTTTAATTTGGTTGAAAGTTTTATAACTTCAATTGTTAGTGACACAAATTATGGTGTTTTTAAACAAATATATAGTAATAGAACTTTTAATAATGGAAGTTTAAATTCCTTACAATCACCAATTAGTGATGTTAAAATATTAGGTAAATTTAATGATTATTCAAAATATATTGATGATGTAACAAGTGCGTACATTACTGAAGTTGAAAATAATACTGATTTTATTAGTCAATATTTGTTATTGAACAACGTATCGGCTAATGATTTAAGAATTGTTACTAGTAATTTAAAATCGAAGGCACAAACACAAAAAAATAAAATATTAAATTTAATATCAAATAAATCACAGTCAATCGCGGTTAGTCAATCAGAAATATATCAGGGGTATCGAAAAATGGATTTAATATGTGATGCAACTGATGGTAAAATTGCAACATACGGAGCTCCAATAATATATACTAATACTGGAATTTTAGTTGGTACTTCGGATACTTTAACTGATATTAGAAATGACTATACCAAGATTGCTAATGATATTAAAGATTATTATAATTTATTATTAAGTAAAAATTTAATTTTAGAAATAACTACACCAAGTGTATATTTTACTCCATTAACATCATTAAGTTCTACAGGTAGTGTTAATTTATTTTTCACACTTTTTGCAAGTGATATTATAGATGAAACAACAAGAAACGAATTTATACAATATGTTAGTTCTAATTTATTGGCACAAACATTACCACAAACTATAGATAAGGTTAGAACATCTGTTAATTCTCTTGTTAGTTCATTTACTGAAGAAAAAAATGCTGAAAATTCATTAGTTAATAATACATTTAATTCTAATGAATATAAGTTTTTTAAAGAATATAACCCACAAGTTAATAATGTTAGTATAAAAGGTAAAAATAGGGATTTTACATTTACAAGTATTGGGGCAACCGATACACAAAAATCAAATTTATCCGATGTTTATAAAAATGTTAATATTAACAATGATAATAGCACCTATAATGGTAAAAAATATTTTAACTAATGGCAAACGAATATTATAATAGGTATCAAAATTTTACTGTAAATGGTGAACAAACTACTTTACCTTTTGTTACTATACCTTTAAAAACTACAGATAAAAAATACATATATAGGGTTGGGATTTCAAGATTAGATAAAGTATCCCAATTGTATTATAACTCACCGTATTTTGGGTGGTTAATAATGTTATCTAATCCACAATATGGAGGTTCTGAAATAGATATACCGGATAACGCAGTACTTAATATACCATTCCCTTTGAACAATTCTTTATTAGATTATAAAACAGCACTTCAACAGTACTTTTATTATTATGGAGAGTAACAGCATTTTTGTAGAGAAAAATTTTGACAACATTTTTATTGTTAATCCTAATCGTATATTAAATCAATATGGTAATCCTGAAGATAGATATGTTAAACATGAAGAATTAATATATTATGTTAATTTAGAGTGTGACCTTAAACCAAGAAGTAGGTTAATTGATGGAGATGATAAAGGTACTACTTTAACACAAATTGCTATAGGTAAGGTTAATTTTTTAAAACCAAATGACCAAGATTATCTAACGACTAATTGGACTAAATTACAAAGTGATGTTAGTGACCCAAACGTTATTAATGGGGAACTCTTAGGTTTAAAAAGTGTTACTTATAAAATTAATACGTCATTCATTCCAACAATAACTATAACACTTGAGGACTCAAAGGGTAGGGCGTTAATGGAAAGTGGGGATAATTCAATTTACGCCGCATTTCTTACTCTACCTTATCCTGTTTTTTATTTAACTCTAAAAGGGTATTATGGTAAGGCAATTAGATATCCAATTATTTTACAAAAATTTAATTCATCTTTTAATTCAAGTTCTGGTAATTTTGAAATTACTCTTAATTTCATAGCTTATCAATTTAATGTGTTAACTGATATTACTATGGGGTCTTTGTTAGCGACACCTCAAATGTATTTAAAAAGAGTAAGTGAAGGAGCGTCGGTGAGTTCGTCAAACAATTCAAATGCTTCTTTATCACAAATATCACCTCAAACACAAAATGTTAATCAAATTATTGAACAAAAGGGTTTGAAAAAAATAAAAGACGTTTATGCAAAATATAAAGACAAAGGACTTATTGATAAAAATGTACCTGAATTAACTCTACAGGAATTAATTACCAAATTGGATAATTTTATTAATTATAGTTTAGCTCAGTTTGGTCAACTTTCATTAGGTCCTCTAAATGATATTAAAGAATATAATAATATCATAGATGAATATAGAAAAAAAATATTAACAGGTAAGGGTACATCATGGTTTTACAAATATTTATCCGAAAAAAATTTTTTTATTTATAATGACGCTTCGGGTGATTTAAATAATGAGGATAACGCAGAAATAAAAATTTATACATATAACGCTAAAAAAGATAATCAATCTATTATTGAAAATACCCCGGAGGTTAATGGTCAAAAATATTCCGCAATTGAGGAACTTAAAGGTATTATAGAAGACTATAATGAAAGATTATTAAGTAACCCGACATTTGGAACTGGTGGAAAATATTTTATACCTGTTGAAATAAATTTAGGTAGTATCGGTATTACAATTGATAACGATAATGTTGATTCTGCTAAAACATACGAATTAAGACCTGATAATAATAAGGGTAGGGCTAATGAAGTTCAAATATCTGAAATTAATTCTCAATTAAAACTGGTTAATAAAATTAATAGTGAATTAAATGTTAATAATGGTGAAACAAAACCAAAACCACCTTTAGATTATTGGTTTTTTAACTTTGATGGGGTAAATCGATTCAACGAAAAATTAAATCAGATACAGGAAAATCTACAAAAATATACTCAGGATGTTGAAAAAGAATTAACTGATGAGTTGACAAAATTTATATCAGACGCATCAGGATTAGGATTTGTACCAAGTCTTAAGAATATTATGGGGGTTATATTGGCATCTGCTGAAGCTTTTTTGTTATTACTTAATGATGTACATGTTGCAGCTAATGACGTAAGAAATAATAAAAAAAGAAAAAACTCGGTTAAAGATATTGATATTAAAAATCCTAATGATACTAATTCTCCAGTGTATCCATGGCCATTATATGTAGTTGATAAAACTATAAATTGTGAACAAAAATTCCAAATAACATATCCTGGTGACCCATCAGTTATATCAAAAACAAATGCCTATGACTATATTATTTGGCCTGAAGTTGAATTTGTTGAAGAATTTTTAAAAGGGTATGTCCAAAGAAAAACACCATCTGCACCAGAAACTAATTTAGATAAAACTAATGAAGTTGCAAGAGTAATGGTGTCAGGGTTTGATACGATACCAAGTAATACTCCATATTCTAACTTGGAAACTGTTAATTACTTTTTTGAAGTGTATGAAAGAATTAGTTCTATTGTTCAGTATAATGGATTTTTAAGAAAAAAAGTAACTGAACCAAAATATAATGGTAATTTAATTCAATATTTATCCGAATCTGAGGGTACTAATATAATAAATTCTATTTTAAATTTATCACCTGACTTACAATTAGTTTTTAGTGATAATGGTCCTAAATTTACTGTTGAGACTTATTTACAAAACCTTGTAGAAATTACTAATTCTGGTCAAAATACTTATTTTTATAATTTACAAAGGGGGATTTTTAACACTCAATATCTACAAGAAAAAATTATAGAATCACCTAATGCTGTTTTACAATCTGAATTACCGTTAATTAAAATAACATTAAAAGGTGATAAATCCTTTGAAAATTATATTGGAAGTAGTGTTCATAATATTAAAACTGTTTATGATTTAATGCCATTTACAAATGAACAATGGAGACGACAAAATTTACCTGATGGTAAAAATAAATTTTCGTTTGAAAATGATTTTAATAAAACAAATAATTCATTATTTTATAACACTTACACCAAAAAAATATCAAATTATATAACTGCTCTCGCAAATAGAAGTAATAACGATAAGGATATTATAAAACCGTTTACTGACTTTAAAATTTTAAAAAATAAAATTAATAATCCTGTTACTTTAAATGATTTTTATGTAAATCGTAAAGAATTTATATTAACTGAAGGTAATATATACTACAGTAGTGGAACTCAAACAACATCAATAATTAATACCCCATATTTTGTTAATGCCGTTCAATTAGGTATTAATCGTGAAATAACAAATCAAAGTGCTCCATATGTTGAAGCAGCTTATCTTTTCTTAAATAGTTTACCATTAGCGACTCTTAAAGAAAAATATCTTTCATTTATTAATAGTGAAAATGTTATATTAGATTATATTGCTCCAACCTTAACAAAATTCGCCGGTGTTCATAGTATCCCACAATTTTGGTTTTTAAAGTTAGGTTCTATATGGCATAGATATAAACAAAATATACAAAGTGATAATAATTTTGACAATCTTGACCAAATATGGTCAGACTTTAATGTGTTATCTAATTATTATCCAGCGGAAAATCCCACTTTATCATATACCTATAATTTTTCAGGATTAAATTATAACTATTCAATAACATGTCAAGGTGATATACCAAGTGCTCAAGGGACATACAGTAAAATTAATTTAGGATTTTACCCTAAATTAATTAATGAATATTTTTATTTTGTTAATAAAAAATTAATATTTTCTGCTAATAGTACGATTGATGTTATTACCGCAAAATTAAATGAAAGTATTGTTAATGGTGATGTTGTTTTAATTAGAACAACAGATTCAAATTTTGGACCATTAACCGTTTGGTCAGTATTTGTTAGAAAACAAGAAACTGATAAATATTTTATAGTACCATCATTTGGAACAACTAATAATGAATTACAAACTAAATTTGCAAATTCAACAAATAACTTATTTAATAATCCTGCAGTCTTTAATGGTTCTATAAGAACATTATGGGGGGGACCAAATTATGGATATTTTGATACAAGTAGTATACAAAAACCAACACCTAAACAATATTTTAAAAAAATAAATACTGAACAATCGTATCAACAACCATTTGAATTGAGAATTGATAATGAGTATTCTTCAATTGAAGAAATATTTTCAGTATTTGAAAAATCAGAACTTGATGTATTTGAAAAATTCTTTTTAGAATTTTGCGAAACACCATCAACAACTTTAAATCCGATTAATTTTAAAAGCATTTATGCTGACATTATATCGGGTACTTTTAAAGTATCAGGTACAAGTGGAAATGATATTGTTAAAACGATTCAAAATAGTCAGATTGATATTCTAAATTCATCTATATCTAATAAATTAACGATAAATTATCTATATAAACGAAGTAATCCTACAGGATTTGACCCACAATCATTTAATTATATTGTAAACTCTACAAAATATATTCAAACAATTACGGTAAATCCATATACTAATAATCTACCTCCTGAATTATCATATACAAATTCATTACAACAATACCCTAATGAATGGTTAACATTACAACAGGTTGTTGGGTTTTCAACATTAGAAGGAATGCCGTATGATACTAATGGGGGTTCAAAAATTACAAGTTTTTTTAAAGATTTTAATATTGAATTTACTGTAAGTAATATTAATACATTTAATAGATTAATAAAAATGTACGCGACTTTAAAAGATACTGCGGGTACAAATGAAAGTTTATCGGATACTTTTCGTAATAATATTGATAATATTTTTAATAATGATAGTAATCTTTATGCGGAAGTTTTCGAAGGTATTATCAATTATTTAATAATAAATTTACCATCTTCTGAAAGAAGTGAAACCCAAGAAATATCAACAGTTATCGAAGGGTATCAGAGTAAGGTTGAATTATATGATATGTTTAAAGCTGTTAATGATAAATGGATAGCATCTAATGATTATAATACTAAAACATTATTTGAAGACTTTTTATTTTTAGATAGGGCTAATAGAGATATTGGTGGTGATATATACCTTGATATCACTATGGTTAACAAGTATCTTAAAAATATATCACCTAAAACCAATGTATTTACTGTAATTGACTCAATATTTAAGTCACATAATTTTGTAACATTTTCAATGCCGTCGTATATTAATTTTTATAATTCGTATGTACCTTCACAAAATAGTAAAAATAATGAACCAGGTCAAAATGAATTTGCTAATAATTTATTTGGAACATTTACCAATGTTGACTACCAACAAACAACCGCAAAATTAGTTAGTATATATAATGAAAAACCGTCAAATCAATTACCAATACAGAGTTCTAAAAATGGATATAAAGATGACGGTTTAAATATTGACGACCCATCTAATAACGAGTTAAGAAACCCTTGTCAACCTAAAGATTTTGCGAAATCAAATAAAGTTGTTGGGTTTTCAGTTGATTTCCAATTGCAAAATCAAAGTGTGTTTGAAAATATATCAGTATCACAAGAATTAGGTAAAGCGACTTCAGAATCTTTAGCGTCTATCGATGCTTTGGCCAACAGTTCAGGTATTCAAACATCAACTCAGAATGTTAGTTTATATAATATCTATAAAGATAGAAGTTATTCCTGTACTGTTGACGGATTTGGTAATGCCATGATACAACCAACAATGTATTTTATATTAAGAAACGTCCCACTTTTTGCGGGGTCATATTACATTACTGAAGTTACACATACAATTAATTTAGATTCTTTTAAAACTTCATTTACTGGAACTAGACAAAGCGCATATACCTTACCTAAAGTTGAAAATACCTTTCAAACATTAAAAACACAATTATTAAGTACGATTAATAGTAATTTAAAAAATAGTAAAACTACTGTCGGCACATCTCAAACATTAAATAAATCTGCGATTAAATCATTAATGGTGTCAAATATAAATGGTAATGAAAGTTTAAATACGTCAAGTTTATGTTCATCTGTATTATATTCTGATTTTGCTGAGTATCAACCGTATACTGAAAATGCAATTATAAAAACAGAATCAGATATACACATACTAATTAGTGATAATACTGATAATCCATTATCTTTTTATACTGTTGCCGCAATTTTTACAATTGCTAGCCGATTTGATACATTACCTAATAGTTCATTACCTAAATATGGATTTAAATATATTGGTAATAATTTAGGGGATATTACTTTAGAGTACCCTATATATGGTGAATTAAAACAACAATATCTATCACAAGAATTTACATGTTTAACAGGTTCTGATAAAAAAAATAGACCTTATGCTGTTTTTAACAGTGTTGAAGATTGTATTAACTTTGTTAATGAGCGTTATTCAGAATTCTTTAAAAACGCAATACCAACATTTGATACTGTTTCAGATTTAATTAATACTGTAGAAAACTATAACCCTGAACAGACTTTATCATTTAAAGAAAAAGTTGCTCAAGCTTGGATTGAATATTTTCCATATACGAAGGTTAATGACTATCCTAACATTTACGAAGACTTTAAAAAAAGTAATAAATCTGATTATGATATTTTATTATCAAAAATACCAACACAATTTTACATTTGATAATATTAATATATTTATAATAAAACAATTTTATGAACACAAAACAAATTTTAGACACTTATCTTGGTAAAAATACAAGAATTACTGAAAAAGAAGTTGGTAATGGATTTAAAGAAGTGTGTGATTTAGACACTGGAGATTGTTATTCAATTAGAATGAAAGATGGTTTAATTGAAAGAGTTGACAATACTATGAGAGCTAACAAAAAAATAAACGTAGAAACAACACAAGGTTTCAAACAACTATTAAACGGTTAAAAAAATGTCAGGAATAGATAAAACAATTTTAGAAGAAATATCAAGATATAAAAATATTAATAATTATATCTTTGAACAAGATGCTACGGCTCCAGCACCTGAAGGTGATGTTCCACCAGCGCCTGACGCAGGGGCTTTACCACCAGCACCTGATGCTGGTATGGGACCAGCAACACCACCAACATCTGAACCTATTGATGTTGCATCAGACCCTGATGTTGAAAAGGTAGGTGAAGAAGAAAATGAATCGGAAGAACTTGAAATCACAGATTTAGTAAACTCTCAAAAAAATATTGAAACAAAACAAGAAGAGTATTTTAATAATCTTTTTAATCAGTTAAATGGTTTAGAAAGTAAATTAAAAGACATGGAAGGTATTTTTACAAAGTTAAATGATATTGAAGCTAAGATTGAAAAATACAGAGAAAAAACTCCACAAGAAAAACTTGAATTAAGAAGTTTAGACTCAGGACCATTTAATCAAAAACTATCTGATTTCTTTGTTGATAAAGAACAAGAAATGGAAAAATCGGGAAAAAATGAATATATTTTAACTACTGATGAAGTTGAAGATTTTACTCCATCAGAAATTAAAACGACATTTAACGACTTTGGAGAACAAAATGGATACCAACCTTTGAAATTCTAAATTTCAAATTTGACTATCACGGCTGACACACTTATACTTGAATATTAACTAATAAATTATACACACAAAATGGCGACAAATTCCCTAGATGCTGTACTCGCACAGTATGAAAAAGCAAAAAGTGGAGGTAACTCTGCAAACAAAATGTCTCAAGAAGACAGAATGAAAAAATATTTTGCGGCAATCTTGATGCAAAATGAGAACTCAGGACAGAAACGTCTTCGTATTCTACCTACACCTGATGGGTCATCACCTTTCAAAGAAGTATGGTACCATGAAGTACAAGTTGAGGGTAAATGGAATAAAATCTATGACCCAGGAAAGAACGATAACGAGCGTTCACCTTTGACTGAAATTCATGACGAATTAATGTCTACAGGTAAAGAGTCTGATAAAGAACTTGCGAAGGCGTATAAGCCACGTAAATTTTACATCGTTAAAGTAGTTGACCGTGATAACGAAGCGGACGGAGTTAAGTTCTGGCGTTTTAAACACAACTACAAGAACGAAGGTATCCTTGACAAAATCATTCCGATTTGGAAGGCTAAAGGTGATATTACTGACCCTGTTAGTGGACGTGACCTTATTATAGAACTAACAAAGGCTAAGACACCAAAAGGTGCGACTTACACAGTAATCCAAACTGTGATGCATGACGACCCATCACCTGTTCACACAGACGCTGAGACGGCTAAGGCTTGGACTGAAGACCCACTTACTTGGATGGATGTTTACTCTAAAAAACCTGTTGAGTACTTGGAAGCAATTGCTCGTGGAGAAACTCCAAGATGGTCATCTGATTTAGGTAAATATGTTTACGGTGATAGTTCATCTGATGAAGGTACTATTGGTGGTTCATATGTTGACCCACAGGCAGAAGCGGAACCAGATGGTGATTTACCATTCTAATTTATAAAAGGTTGGACACTAACATACACAAAGTGTCCAACCTTTGCTATTTTTAAACAAAAACAAATTAAATCATAGACATTTATGGCAATAAAGAAAAAAGAATTTTCATTAGATGCAATTAAAGACAAATATTCAACCAAGACAAAATATAAAGAAACAGACTTTTATGAGGTCGGTGAAGCTTTCCATAATAGTTGCGGTTTACCTGGTCCTGCTTTGGGTAACATCAACATGTTCTTGGGTCACTCGAACTCTTCAAAAACGACCGCGCTTGTCAAAGCCGCTGTGTCTGTACAGAAGAAGGGGCATTTGCCTGTTTTTATTATCACCGAGAAAAAATGGAGCTGGGACCATGCAGTAGAACTTGGTCTTGAAGCTAAAATGGTTGATGGTGAATGGGATGGTCAATTCATCTTTAACGATAACTTTGACTACATTGAACAAGTTACAGATTACATTAACGAACTATTAGACGAACAAGAAAAAGGTAATATTCCTTATTCTCTTTGTTTCCTTTGGGATTCAGTTGGTTCAGTTCCTTGTAAGATGACCTTTGACGGTAAAGGTGGAAAACAACATAACGCATCTGTTTTGGCGGATAAGATTGGTATGGGTATTCAGGCTCGTATTACCAAATCTCGTAAAGAAGATTTCCCATATACAAACACAATGGTGGTAGTTAATCAACCTTGGGTTGAATTACCTGACAATCCATTTGGACAACCAACAATTAAAGCGAAAGGTGGTGAAGCTCTTTGGTTGGCATCGGCTCTTGTATTCTTGTTTGGTAATCAGAAAAATGCGGGTATTAACCACATTACTGCAACTAAAAACGGTAGAACGGTATCTTACGCTATCCGAACCAAAATATCTGTCCTAAAGAACCATATCAATGGATTAGGGTATAAAGATGGTAAGATTATCGCAACTGCTCAAGGATATATTGCTGACGATAAAGATGCTCTTGAAACATACAAAAAAGAGTATTCACAATATTGGAACGCAATCCTTACAGGAACGGGTGAAATAACTCTTGACGAGACTGAAGAAACTTTTACAAACGAACAATTTTAATTTTAGTTCGTGAAAAAAACACTACTTGTTGACGGAAACAATCTAATGAAAATTGGGTTTCATGGTGTGAAGGATTACTTCCACAATGGAGAACACATTGGAGCGTTGTATCATTTTATGAATACACTTCGTAAATTCATTAACGAACAAAACTTTGACAAAGTAGTAGTATTATGGGATGGTGAAGATTCCACAAGTTTACGTGGAATTCTTTACCCCAAATACAAACAAAATCGCACATTAACTATGGAGGACGCAATCTTTATGTCCTACCTAAAACAAAAAAATCGTGTCAAACAATATCTTGAAGAAGTCTATATTAGACAACTTGAGATTAGTGGTAGAGAAGCTGATGATTTAATTGCTTATTATTGCCAAGTATCTGAAAATGAAGATAAACTTATTTTTTCATCAGACAGAGACTTAACACAACTTATTTCCGAAAAGGTGTCAGTATACTCACCATCAGTTAAAGCTACGTTTAAACAGGGGGATAAGATTAAATTTGACGACTTTGAGTACCCACACTATAACGTAAAGACATTGAAGATATTAATTGGTGATAAATCAGATAATATTGAAGGCATCTATCTTTTGGGTGAAAAAACTTTAGTTAAATTTTTTCCTCAAATACTTGAAACAGAAGTTTCTTATAACGATATTTTAACAAGTGCTGAAAATTTATTAAAAGAGAATAAAGACAATCAAGCTCTAAAGAATCTTTTAACAGGTAAAACAAAATCAGGTATTTTTGAAAAAGAATTTTTCCAAGTCAACGAACAGATTGTTGACTTATCTAATCCTTTATTGAGTGATGAAGACAAAGAAGAAATACTATCAATTGTTACCGAAAAATTAGATATTGAAGGTAGAAGTTACAAGAACTTAATTAAGTATATGGTTCAAGACGGGTTGTTTAAATACCTACCAAAAGGTGACGAATCATGGACATACTTCATCCAACCATTTATGAAATTAACAAGAAAAGAAAAAACAAAAACAAACAAAAAATAACATAAATTATGAAAGAACAAGACATTACCAAACTGGAATTCTTGATGACGGTAAACAACAATTTTATCGTACAACGTTTTTTTAACGTTAAGGGGTATAGCCCAAAGGCTCACAACTCGGCTGAGTTGATTGATTTGATGGATGGTTTCATTTCAGAATTGAAAGAAAATTTCAAGATGAAAACTGTAAACTACATGTTGGACAATCAATATCAGATTAGTGAAGACCCTGAGGTATTGAACACATCATTCACTGATGGACCTGAGTCGTTTAACATCTATATCAAAAATGGTGATACGACAATGTGTCATTATACGTTTGATGCTAAACTTTATCCACCGAAGGTGAGATACACCGTAGACATACGCCCGTTCCTAAAAGGTATCCTTTTTGGTCTTACTGACGTGTTGTCATCTAGAAATTTAACACACGAATACATGGGTTATCAGCTGGCTCGTTGATATTTATTCTAAAAACAAACATAATATGGCTGACAAAAATTTTGACTATTTGGGAGAGACCTTCCAATTACAACTTCTTAATCAAATGATACTTGATAAGGATTTTTCACACTCAATAATTGAGGTGATAGAATCTACTTATTTTGAAAACAAATACTTTAGATTATTTGTTCAGATGGTAAAAGAATACTATTCAAAGTTTGAACACAGTCCTAGTTTTGAGACAATTCAACAAAAAGCTAAGAGTGAAATTAGTCAGGAGTTATTATTAAAGATAACTCTTGACACTATTTCTGATATACAGAATGTTACCGAAGAGGGTACTCAGTTTGTTCAGGAAAAGGCATTGAAGTTTTGTAAACAACAAGAACTTCAAAAAGTTATGGATAAGGCTAAGAAAATCATTGACCACGGTGAGTTTGAAAACTACGATACCTTGGAAGAAATGGTTAGAGGAGCTTTACAGGTTGGAAACGTGGATAGAGGAACGGGAGATGTGTTTCAAGACTTAGATGAGGTATTAGCGGATGATTATAGACATCCAATCCCTATGGGAATACCGGGTATTGACAATCTTTTGAAAGGTGGTTTGGCAAAAGGAGAAATTGGTGTTATATTAGCACCCACTGGTGTTGGTAAATCAACACTGACCACAAAGATTGCAAATCATGCTTTTAATTTAGGGTTTAATGTTTTACAAATTTTCTTTGAGGATAATTATAAAATCATTCAGAGAAAACATTTTACCTGTTGGACGGGTATAGCACCTGACGAACTTGGTAATCATAAAGAAAAAGTTATGGCTAAAATCGCAGAGATTAAGGAAACGATGCCAAACAAGTTGATTATGAAAAAGCTACCTTCAGACACATTAACTATGAATCAGATTAAAAATCAGATTAGAAAGATGATTGCTGACGGGACAAGGATTGATGTAGTTATTTTGGATTATATTGATTGTGTAACACCTGAAAAGATGATGGACGATGAATGGAAATCTGAGGGTTCAGTTATGAGAGCATTTGAATCAATGTGTCATGAATTGGATATTGCAGGTTGGACTGCAACACAGGGTAATAGAAGTTCTATTTCATCTGATGTGGTAACAACTGACCAAATGGGAGGTTCAATTAAGAAAGCTCAGGTAGGACACGTTATCATCACAGTAGCTAAGTCACTACAACAAAAAGAATTAAATCTTGCGACTATTGCTATCACAAAGTCAAGAATTGGTAAAGACGGGGTGGTATTTGAAAACTGTAAATTCAATAACGAAATGTTAGAAATTGATACAGAAAGTACTACAACATTCTTAGGACTTGAAGAACAGAAGGAAGAAAGAAATAGAAGTAGAATTAAAGAAATTATGGAGAAAAGAAAACAAACAACAGTATAATTATTAAAACAATATGGAACAAAAAATGGAAAAAATTTTAGTAGAAAATCCAAATCGTTTTGTGATATTCCCAATCAAGTACAACGATATTTGGGAATATTATAAGATGCATCAAGCTGCGTTTTGGACCGCAGAAGAAATAGATTTAAGTGGTGACCTACGTGATTGGGAAAACTTATCAGAGAATGAACAGTATTTTGTGAAAAATATTTTATCGTTTTTCGCTGCGTCAGATGGTATCGTAAATGAAAACTTGGCTGAAAACTTCTACAGAGAAGTACAATACCCTGAGGCAAAATTCTTTTATGGAATTCAGTTGGCTATGGAAAACATCCATAGTCTAATGTACTCACTTCTTATTGATACTTACGTGTCAAATGAAGATGAGAAGAACAAATGTTTCACTGCATTAGATAACCTACCTGCAGTTCAGAAAAAGGCTAAATGGGCTTTGGATTGGATTGAAAATGCGTCGTTCCAAGAAAGATTGGTTGCGTTCGCAGCAGTTGAGGGTATCTTCTTTTCAGGTTCATTCTGTTCTATCTTTTGGTTGAAATCAAGAGGTATCATGCAAGGATTGTGTAACGCTAACGCTTTGATTTTCAAAGATGAAAACCTACACTGTGACTTTGCAATTCACTTATTAAACAATCACATTGAAAACAAACCGAGTGAAAAAAGAATTAAAGAAATTCTACTTTCAGCTCTTGAAATTGAAAAAGAATTCATCACTGAATCACTACCTGTTTCTTTAATTGGTATGAACCAAAACTTAATGAAACAATATCTTGAGTTTGTGGTTGATGGATTATTGGTAAAGTTTGGATGTAAAAAACAATTTAATGTTGAACAACCATTTAAGTTCATGGAACAAATTGCGGTTGAAACAAAAGGTAATTTCTTCGAGTCAAGAACTGTTGAATACCAAAAAGCTAAATTGAATGAAACTTTGTCCTTTACTGACGATTTCTAATTTATTACTTATATAGAACTATGATGTCACTTAAAATTAAAAAGAGAGGTGGAGATGATGCGTCATTTAATCCACAAAAAATTTATAACCGTATTAAAAGAGCTTCAAAGGGGTTGAGTGTCAACTCCGATGAAATCTTTATTAAGGTTATTACTTCAGTACCAACTGAAGGTATTATTACAACAAAAGAATTAGATAAGTTAATCTATGAAATTGCTGCGGCATTTACAGGTAGTCATCACGATTACTCAAGATTAGCTTCGTCAGTTGCTATTTCATCTTATCATAAAGAAACTGACCCAAGTTTTTCAAACACAATGAATTTGTTACATGGCGAAGGTATCATTAATGAGAAATTAATGGAAATTATTGAGTCATACGGACCATCTAAAATTGATGAAGTTATCAATCACGATAATGATTATAACTTTGATTATTTTGCTTGGAGGTCACTTGCTGAGATGTATCTTTTGAAATTGTCGGAAGGTAAAGTAGTTGAACGTCCACAACATATGTATATGAGAGTTGCTCTTTGGGTTACTAATACATTTGAGGAAGCGGTTGAGTATTACCAAGCGTTATCAACACAAAGAATATCTCCGGCAACACCAATCATGATTAATGCTGGTACTAAAACACCACAACTTGCTTCTTGTGTTCTTCATTATAATGATTCGGATTCAAGAGAAGGTTTGTTAAACACCATGAGAGATATATCAACGTACTCATCGGACGCTGCGGGTATTGGATTATCAATGTCTAACATTCGTAGTAAGGAGAGTCGTATTTCATCTTCAGGTGGATATGCTGGTGGATTATTAAAGTATTTGAAGATTGTTAATGAGTCACTCCGTTTCTTTAACCAACAAGGACGTAGACCTGGTTCTGCGGCAATTTACTTGGAACCTTGGCATAAAGATATCTTTGACTTATTGGAGATTAAAAAGAACACAGGGGCTGAAGAATTAAGAGCTCGTGATTTGTTTACAGCACTTTGGATTCCTGACAACTTTATGAATGCAGTTAAGAATA